TTGTTGTTGTGTCGTGCTTAAAGCAAGCAGTCGGCTTCGCTCTCGGAATAAGGCCGGGTCGCCGTCACGAGCTCTGCGAACGGCGCCACCAAGCTCACCGTCACATTGGCCGGCCCGTACTCCACCGCCACCGCCGTTATGCGGCGCCCGAACTCGCAATTTGGACCCACCTGCACCTCTACGAACGGGAAAAGGTCCACGGGTTCCTCGCGTGTGCTATCGCCGTCTTTCAGAATCGCATAAAGCCGACCGTCTTCCGCGTGACGCGTACCGACCAGTTTCTCGCCGAAGAGCGATTCGAACCGCGTGCTCACGTTGTCCGACTTCAGCGTCATGAACTCGAACCCGTTTGCGTTGTAGATTCGCACAGTCGATCCCTCGGCTGTGCGGGTGTCGATGATCGAAACCGCCTGGCGGTCGGCGACATCGAGGTGATAGGTAACGGTTTTCGCATTGAACCAAGCGGGTATCGTTTTCATATATTGCCCCTTTCTCTTAGGCCGAGGTTTTCTTTCCACCTCCTTTTTCATACTTACAGTCTAGGCACACATGGGGCGGCGGTCAAGCGCCCCATGTGTGAGGTGCGTCACATCAGCCCCTCTATCCATTCGGCGATCTCCGCGGCCACGGAATCGGGTGTGTCCTGTGCGCGATCCACGACGATCGGTATGAACCTCAACAGCTCCCCCGCGACGAACGCGTTCGTAAGGAACGTCCGGTACACCTCCGTTGTACGGAGGGGGTTATAAGGGTCGGGGCCGGGATAGTCCGGGTCAGTCAAGGCTTCCGGGCGGCGGGGAATCAACACGAACGTCGTCAGCGGAACACTATTCAGCCAGTTCAGCGTGAGCGCTACGTTCTCCGAGATCCTTTCACCCCGCAGCGAGGCGTACACCGCAGTGCTGAGCGCCCACCTATCCAGAATGTACAGCTGCTCTTCGTTCGAGGCGGGTGTCGGCGTTTCGGGGGACAGCACGGGCTCGGGTCGGAAGGAAAGCCAGTTCTCCATGTCCGTCGCGTAGTCCTCCGCCTTCAAGCAATAGCCCTCGCTGTCCGCGCATGCTGTCAGCACGTCCGTGGGGAAGTGCCGTATGCGCACATGGGGGTAAAGGGCCGGTGTGCGCTTTTGCAGCAGCTCTTTCAGAGCTGCTGCAACGGTTGACTTCCCCACGCCGTCGGGCCCTTCCAAGGCTATGTAGGTCGCCGTCATCTATCACTCCTCCCGTCTTCCATGTTGTCTACGTCGTTCAAGCAGAACGGCCACCCACACACAGACAGGTGCGGGTTCAGCCCCGTCGCTTTGACTATCGCCTTCACGGCGTCCCGGGGGTTCAAGTCGCGGGCGTCGACTTCGACGGCCTCGTCGGTGCGGGCCATCGCGTGAAGCGGAGGGGTGTTGTTCAGCACGACGTGCGTTCTGACTTGCGTAGGGCTGGTGAAGCGGGGTATGTACATAGCCCGCAGGTCGCAGTAGAAGTTGTCCAGCCGTTGTACGAGCCACTTGCGCACAAGGGCTTCTGCATCAGGGTTCATGCCGTAGACGAACACCCACCTGTGAGCGTCTTTTTCGGCGAGGCGGGCTACTGCGCGCTGTGCATACAGCTTGCCTTGAGACCTAGCCGGCATTGTATAGCGTATTCGCGTCATCGCTTCATCTCCTTCGCCCTTTTAACAGCCGCCCTGTATTCGGGCCACTGCTTTTCGTAGGGCCGGTGGTCCGCGTCCCAGTAGTCTTTGTAGCTCAGCTCGGGGTTGGCCGCTATGAACCCGGCCAAGCTCTCATAGAAGTCCTCCTTGAAGCGCTTGGCGCGTAGTTTCCGTCGGAGTTTGCTCGGGTCCGCCGGGTCCTTTCCGCGCAGGTCCACCTGATGAAGCGGGTTCGATTTGAACTCGCGGAACATGAGCCGCAGGCGCTTCCTCGCCGATATATTGTCCTGTTCGGCGCCCGACAGCAGGGCATCGTCCAGGGACGACGGCGTGGCAGTGGCCACGCCGAGGTTCTTGAGCGCGGCCTTCAGGGCGTCGATGCGCACAGGGGGGAGGATCTCCTCGCCGCCTACCCGCATCGGCTCAGGCACTATTAGGATTGCCTTGTCGGCATAGTTCGAATTGAGAACGATTCTCACCCCGTATTCGTCCGCGATGTCAGCCCGTAGATCCTGTGCGTCGGCATTTTCGTCGACGACCTCGATCGCCACATTAATCCGTTTCATTTCGATTTCTCCTTTCACTCGAAAATGTATTTTCGATCGGTTTCGACTCGGTTCGGCCGATCGATTTCAACTCGATTTCTACCCTAGGCCCGGATCCATTTCAAGTCAAATCGTGAAATGTGAATTTAGTCACAGTGGTGTTGTGAGGGGTTGTGTTATAATCACGCGCCCGCGCACACACAGGCTCGGCGCACACCACAAAGCGGCGAGCTGGCGCGGATCGGCGGGGGGTGAAGGGGAATCGTTCAGAAGTGAATGATTCAACTTTCAATCGTTCAGTCCTGAACGAATTGGTTATTTCGCCAAATGCCGAAATAAGGACGAGTCAAATTCCTAATACACCACCCCCACACATACTACTACCACATTATATATCCCTATTTGTATATTCCTTGTAATCCCTTGGTTTCCCTCCTTTGAAATTACAAAACCTCTTAGATCAGGGCAATGTGCTTGATCAATATGGCGATGTCACACCCCTGGTATACACCGCACGGTTTGCATTTGATGCCGTTTGAGAACAACGTGTTTTGCATCTGTTCAGTTTTGTCACATCCTTCACACGCCCCCGCTGTGGGGGGCTGTGCGCCTGGGGTGTGCGCCTTCCGCGGGGCCCAGTTGCGCCTCAGGCTCACGAGGTTGCCCTCTGAGGCGTTTTCAGGGTCGCCCCGGTAGGGTCGATTGGGTAAGAGGCTGAAATCGCCTCAGAATCGATCCTCGTGATCCTGAGGGGGTGCCGCTCCAGCGCCGGGTGCTGTGTGGTGTGCGCCTCGGGGCTGTCTGTTCCGCCGACCGCCGTTCTAATTTCCTTTATCTTTGAGCCCCGAAATTCAAAAATGGCCCTCTTTGTACCCGAAAACTGCCCCCGAAAGTCGAAAAGGGGCCTCTTTGTAATGTTTAATGACAACCTTTACCTACGTAACCGTAAGTTACTGCTACGTAGGTGTATGTTACCCTCGTGTAGGTTACGGTGGCGAAGGTTACCCCCTGGTAAGTTACTAGGGGGTAGGTTACGGGTTCGTAGGCGTAAGGTACAGAGCGGTAGGTTACAGCCCCGTAAGTTACCCCGTCGTAGCCGTAGCTTACCGCCGGGTAACCTACGTCGACGTAGGCGTCGGGGTGGCCCCCTGCGTCCTACGCGTGGGTAACTTACGGTGCCGTATGGTGCCCGAAAATGTGGTGAAGGACACATCACTGGGGCTTGACACGGGGGGTGGCGGTTGATAGAATGGAGGTACAACAAAGGGGAAAGAGAGAAAGGAAACCCCAATGGACATCGAAATCGACTTCTTCGAAGAACTCGGCGGCTACTACACCGCAGACCTGGCAGACGTCCTGGCAGACTTCGAAGGCTGACCCGAAGGCCCCCGCCCCGGCGGGGGCCTTCCCATGCCCGGAGACGCGCCTCAGAGGCTCCGAAATGGCCTCTGAGGCGCCTTCGGGCGCGGGGTGGGGCTACCCCACCGGCGAAGGCCCGCCAGGCCCTCAGAGGGTCGTCTGCGGCCCCTGGAGGGCGCCTCCGAAGGCGGGGGCCCGCCAGGCTGGGGTGTGCGCCGCCGACGGCGGCCCCGAGCAATTACGCAACGTCGGTGTTGCGAAAATCCCGGAACTCAAAATGTGAGCTTGGTCTCATTTTCCGAAATCGGGACTAAGGTCCCAGCTCGAGCAACCATGTGAGCAATCTCACACCCGGAGAGGCTCTCGAGCAACCATGTGAGAAACGTCACAATGTGAGATACATCACGCTCGAGAGGCTCTCGAGCAACCCTGGAAAATACAATTTGTGACGGTTGTCACACTTGCTCGGGCAGGCCGAGCAACCCCGAAAATGTGACGAAGGCCACGCCCCAGCGGCTTGACAGCGCCCCTCCGACTGTGCGAAGATGGATACATCGGAACGAGAGAGAAAGGAAGTCCGATGACCGCGAAGTACCCCTACAGCCAGGCCCTGGCGAAGTCCCTCACCGAGCAACTCGGAGGCCTCGCCTTCGTCCTCCCGGGCGGAGACGTCCAGTGCGACACCCCCGACGGCACGCTGACCGTCTACGCCGACGGCGCAGTCCGGGTCCGCGAGTGCGGCGAGACCGAAGCTTGGCCCACCCTCCGGAGCGCCGTCGCCGACTGGGGCGTGGAAGTGTGACATAGCCCACACGGGAGGGGCTTGACAGCCCCTCCCGGGGCCGCTAGAATGAAGACATCGGAACGAGAGAGAAAGGAACTCCGATGAACACCTGGAAAGCCGCCAACGCCGGCTTCGACGTCCGCCTCGTAGACGGTCGCCGGACCCTCGCCACCGAACCCCGTGTGCGCGATGACGTAGGCAGGCGCCTCTGGGCTGCCGTCTCCGTCGCAGTCGGCATCCTGGCGGGCTGGGGCGCTGGCGAAGGCCGGGCCCCGAGCTGGGACGCCTTCGCCGGAGTCCGGCCCGAGCCGACGATACTCGGCCTCACAGTGACGCACATCACAAACCTCGGGCTTGACACCCCCGCCGACGCCCGCTAGACTAGAACTATCAGGAAACGAGAGAGAAAGGAAACCCTGATGCACACCACCACCTTCATCCCCGAAATCGACGTCCCGGACTTCGTCGCCAGCCTCCGAGCGGACCGCGAGCGCCAGCGATCACGACGCCGGAGCCGCCGTCAGAACCGCGGATGGGAGGCCTGAGGACCATGACCTGGCTTGACTTCGCACAAGCTCTCTGGGACGCCTTCTACGGACTCATGTCCACCTGCGAAGACCTCGTGGAGAACCTCCCGACGCCGCTGCAGTGCTTCTTCGACTGGTGTTAGCTATCTCACACCGGAGGCCGCTTGACAGCGGCCTCCGGACCGACTAGACTAGAACTATCAGGAAACGAGAGAGAAAGGAAACCCTGATGATCAACAAGTTCCTCGAAGCCGTCTCCGACGCCGACCTCCTGCAGGCCGCCATCGACGTCCTCTCCGAGAAGGGCTGGGCCTTGGACGAAGGCCGCGAGCTGCCTTTCGAGGCCTGCTACTGCGATGATCCGGAGGCCGCCTTCGAAATCGAAGCCGAGTGGAACGAGGTTCAGGCGGAGATCGTCGGCGTGCTGTGGGACCGGCTCTCCAACGAAGAGCGGGTGGAGCTTTGGCTGCACGACTGCGCCGGGCAGGACCCCGACGATCCCGTCGACGCCGAGACCGTCTGGGAGCGGATGGAGGCCGCCGTCGTGGAGAAGCTCGGGAGTGCCTACGAAGACACGGGCACTCCTGTGACGGAGGCCTGCGTCCGAGCGTTGAGGCTGACTTCGGCGGAGGCCCTGGCCCGGGTGCTGGGCTGGTACGAAGCCGTTCGAGTGGACGCACAGGCACACTGGGGCAGGCCTTCGACGGTGCGGACCTTCGAGGTCGAAGGCGGCCTGGTACTGGTCCGAGACGAAGACGGCACAGTGCGGACCAGGCTGCGGCCGGCCTTCGCCGGCGAGGATGACGGTAGCGGGTTGCTGGTGGAGTACTTCGGGGACGCGCTCCGCGAAGTCGGACTTGACTGACGTTTCACGTGAAACGGACTGGGGCCGCCGCCCTCGGCGGCGGCCCGGAGGGAGGGAGCTATTGAGAATCACTATCGCTAAGATCTGGGTTGGAATAGTTGGACTCATGTATGCAGCGTGGTTCGTCGCCGTCGCCGTCGAAGCGATAAGTTACCCTACGGTAGGGTAGGTAATACAAGTTGGAGTGGTGAGAGAAGTAGCCCCTAGGACTAACGTCCTAGGGGCTACTTGTATTTTTGGTGGGAAAAGTTGGAATTTTTGGAGGGGTGGGTCGACTTTCATGGGGGGACCCAACCGCGTACATTAACCCGAGTTTTCCGTTACTGGAATATCATACTGCAGTAGGATCGCTATAATAAGACTCGTGCACGACATAGTACTCATCGCCGACCATCTCTTAGGGGCGCCAGCCGTAGGCTTAGGCGCCCTTATAACCGCTATAGCGACCCTCTATACGTCATTGAAGACCAATAAGAAGGTCCTAAGCGTCAAACAAGATATGGAAAACAACCATGGGAGCTCTCTAAGGGACGCCGTAGACCGCATAGAGTCCAACACCCAAACTCTGACGGACCTGGTCCACGCGCATACGCGTCAGCTGGACGACATCCAGTGTGCTGTGCGCAGACACGACGACGAGTTAAAATCGAGGCATGCCCACACCACCGGAAAGACCCAAGAGCCAGACAGCGCACCCCCTTGTGCGCATAAGGAAGATATACAACACGCTAGAGGTAACGCCTAACCCGACGCCGCCCTACGACTCACAATTACTCCTGACGCCACCCCCTCCGCCACCCCCTAATCCAGACCAGCCGTTAGGGGCTACGGCGGCTTCCTTAGCCGCACCCATCGAAGCCCTGACACCTCTCCTCAAAATAGAGCGCGTGCCCGTCCCCTCCACAGACCCCGACCCACAACGCCATAATCGCCTTCAGGTGGTGTACTCGTTCTCGGCGAGTATCGTGACCACAGCGCAGCTGCGCTCCCCCGACAACACCCCGCCGACCAAAGATAATCCCGATTCCAAGCCGAACCCGTGGGAGGTGGGCTGGCTGCTGTGGTGTTTCAGCCCGGACCCGACTCACCCCTATGACCCGAGCCCGACCTCCAACTCGAACTTTCGCTTCTACGCCTTATGTTTGAAGGCGAACGGCTGGGAGGTGTCGAAGCAGGATCCCTCATACCAAGGCGGGCAGCGCTTCCTGAAATCGAACGACGCAAAAGACCCACGCAAGTTCCCGCCGCACAACACGGAACAAAATCAGACAACAGCCGTCAACCCCTACTCTGTGCTCATCAAGGCCTGCCACGAGTACCCGCTGGGGACAACCCAAACACAACTGGAAAATGACATCACCCCTGCGAACCGCAATTCGGAGGAAGGCAACAAAACACGACTGGCACCCTCTAGAAATATGTTCCACATATTCGTGGAAAGTCAACTCCTGACGACGGTCGTAGACAGTGAAAAACCGCTGCCCCCGCACATTCCGGCGTTCTACGCTGAGGATGCTCGTGTGCGCTTCACGTCGATGTGGCACGCGACCCCGAAGAGACCGCACAGACAAACCCAGCCTGCCGACTACGACCCCCTGGCCAACCATGCGACGGGCTACCCGCCCCAGGGGGTGGTATGGTTCTAGGCATGGAAGAGAGCTACCATGACAGAACAGTGGACTTCACGTACGCAGCTGAGGATGCCTACACGGCCCGCCTGAAGCGAGAGCCAGGTAAGATGCCTCTGGACAATCGGAGCGCCCGAATCTTCGAGGAGCGCTATCGGCCGGCCTCTCGGTCGCTGTGCGGCTTCAACCCGCCGTTTCCGACGCGGGATGGGGCGGCGATATCGCGGGGTGAGGTGAACGACGAGATCGAAGAGTTCAATGCGCAGTCGGATGCGCTGCAGTCTCTGATCGACGCGGCGTGGCGTTCGACACCAGGTAATGATGGTCCGCTTCTGCGCGGTTACCCCGGCGCTGTGCGCCATGTGGACGAGGGGTGGGTGGAGTTCCGCCTATCTCACCGCGATTCGCCCACTGTGCGCCTTGAGCAAGGGGAGGGATACGACTTTGCGAGGCGGCGTAAGATCCCGGCGCACAGCGCCCGACCGGATAGGGCTGCTTTCGTGCCGTATACTGAGGTGAAGGCTCTTCTAGCGAAAAGGAAGGAGACGGATGACGCAAGCTGACGTGCAGCGCAACGCCGTAGTGGCGTGGATGGCGAAGCACGACGGTGACTTCGGCTACACGAACGACTACCGCCGCAAAGACCCGGAGCGCTACGGATGGGGGGACTGCTCCAGCACCATCGCACAGGCCTACAGGCAGTGTGCGGGGATAGAGATCGGCGAGCGGAGTTTCAATATAGCGTCGGACCCTGACGCCTATACGGTGGCGTCGGCGACGAGTTGGCGAGACCTGCCGCTACAAGAAATGAAGCCGGCGGATATCATCTGCATGGGATGGCATTCGGGTGCTTTCGCGGGGCGGATAAGCCACGTGGAGCTCTACGCTGGGGGCATGTACACGTGGGGGCACGGCGGCCCGGGCAGGGGCCCGAGGCTGCACGCGCTGTCGGACCGGTCCCTGACGGGCTCGGCGACGATTATCATCGTCAAGCGCTATATCGGAGACACACCAGACGACCAAACACAGAACCAGAATAAAGGAGACGAGTTGACACCCGACGAGCACAACATGCTCAGCTGGCTGTATGAGAACATCAAGGTGCCGAGCCAGGGCTTCGGCTATCCGCAGGCGACGCAGAACTCCATTGCGGAGTTGAAGGAGGTGGCGGCCAACCTGACGCAGGCCGTGGAGTCGATGACGGCGACGGTTAACAGGATCGCGACCGACCTGACAGTGCCCGGCTACGGCTTCGGTTACCCTGCCGCCTCCCACGCGGCGCTTGAGGAGACGATCAACAAACTGAACGACATCCAGAACACGCTCCACAACACCGCGAAGGGGGGCGATGCGAAGTGATCACGCCCATCGAGCCGACTTCCACCCCTACGGGACCCAAGCATCTGGATACCCCGACGCTGACGGACGAGCAGAAGGCAGCGGCGTTCGCCGCCGCGCAGAGAACCGTGGAGACGGGCGGCCTGCCGCAGGGGGACGGCGGTCTGGCGGACCCGAACAGGAAGAACGCCTACCACTTCGACGAGCTCGTGCCGACGCAGATTCAGCACAAGGCGCGGTCTATTATCAGGACGTTCGTGGTTAGCCTCATCGGCGTGCTGGCCGCGTGGTGCGCGAAGGTCGGCCTGACGTTGCCCGCCGATCTGGCGGACACGATTACGGCGACCGTGTGGGGCCTGGTTACTGTGTGCGCACAGTGGCTGCTCAACACGAAGCCGGTGGACCGCTTCCTCCACAAGGTGGTGCCGTTCCTGGCGACCACGCCGAATAAGTGATATAGCGCACAGTATAGAAACAAAAAGGACCCCGCTGCTTGAAGGCAGCGGGGTCCTTTACCATCCGCAAGAGGCAGGTGGCTAGCAGATCCAGGTACTACCCCACCTACGGCAGGTGGGGTACCAGCTGGCGAACATCCACCCGAAAACACTCCAAGAATACATATATTTCTCCTCTCTGTTGAGTTACTGTGCGCAACCAGTGTACATGCTGAGCGAGCCGCTGTCAAGCCGCGATGAGGTTGAGCTGGTGCTGGGTCCAGGCGAATGCCGCGAGGGCGGAGATCGCGCCGAGGGACGTGAAGGCGAGTGAGACCCAGAAGACGACGGCGCCGGCCCTATGGAAGCCGCACCACGTGACGATGTAGGCGATGAGGGTCCAGAATCCCTGTGCGACGAGGAATGCGACGGGGACGGCGATGAAGTACAGAAGCATATGACGTCCTTTCTCTAGTTTTCTCCAGACGACCCGATTCTATCTCGGTCTCGTCCTCTCGTCAAGTTTGCGCATACCCCGACGACTCTGCTAGGGTTGTCGCATCGACGATTACACCGCACACGAGAGGAGAGACATGATGTTTCACGTGCATTTCATTTGGGCGCAATCTACGTCCGGGGTTATAGGGGTCAACGGTAAGCTGCCGTGGCACGACCGAGGGGACCTGCAGCATTTCAAGGACATGACGACCGGGAAAACGGTCGTAATGGGCCGGAAGACCCGACAATCCCTGCCGCAACGCAGCAAGAAGCTGCCGGATAGGACGAACATCGTGCTGAGCCGGACGATGAAGTCGACCAAATCCGTCAAGGCGGTGGCTAGCCCGTATGCGGCGATAGAGCAGACCCTCGCAGAGGGCCGGGACGAGCTATGGGTGATAGGCGGGCATGAGACGTTCCAGGCGTTCATTACAGCCCATGACCTGGACAGGATCCCTTTTAGGCTGGACGCTTACATATCCATCTTAGATGTGGACGACGAGATACAGCCGATCACCGCACAAGACAGCGTCACATGGGCGCCTTCGCTGGACGACCGCTGGGTGCTGTTGTATGACCACATGGCGGGTCCTAGACGGCGCCTGCAGAAGTATGTTAAGGTATTCAGGTAAGCTCCTTTCTCTCAAGACCCCGCCGGGTGAGCGCTATGCCCCGGCGGGGTCTGCTGTGTGCATGATAACATTCCTCTTAAGCCTTATTAGAGAGGGAGTTTCATGAGAATCGACGTTCAAACGAGCCGCTTAGCCACTGCTAACGGGTCGATTGCGACGCTCAGCGGCACGCTGCCCAACCTCGACCTGGACGTAGCGCTGGCCAAGGGCGTGAAGGCCGTGTACCTGACGGTGTTCACCAACGCAGTAGAGACGAAGGTCACGTCGCTGAACACGGAAGGCGGCACGTTCTGCGTGACGGTAACGACGACCGTTGAGCGGCCGACCGTGAAGGTGTGCGACCCGCTGGAGGCGCCGGTGGTGGTCCGGTACAGGGGGCTGTGATGGCGGCGCCTAAGAAACAAAGCAAGAAAAAGGCCCCCGCACAGACCAAGACCGCGTCCAAGGGGCTGGTGAAGAATGACCGGGATCGCTTCGCGATCCAGAAGTCGACCGGCGAGCTGGCGATGGACGACAGGAGGCTGCTTACTCTCGCACAGGCGGGGGCCAGCCCCGCCGAGATGTCCGAGGAGCTCGGCCTGCCTGCCGAGACGTGCCTTGCCCGTGTGCGCTCCATGCTGAAGCGCAACGACGTGTGGACGAACCTTGAACGCCAACAGATGTTGATCGCCGACATGTACGACTTGAAGACGCGCGCCTTCAACTTCCTGGAGAAGTGCTTCGAGTCGGACGAGATAGCCGCCAGGCACATCGAGGCCGTCAACAGCGTGCTCAAGCAGCTCGGCGACCGCCTAGACAAGGTGAAGGAATACAACGACGAGGAGGAGGCCCGGGTGACGAAGCAGCAGACCCGGCTGATCCTCGACCTGGTGGAGGACGCCTGGGAGCGTGTGCGCATCCACATCGCCAATGCCTACGCCAATAACCAATTACTCGACCCGGAGGCGATGGACGAGGTCTTCTACCAGGCGTTGAAGGAGGCCCATGCTGATCAAAGCTAGCGCGATCGACAGCGCTATCGCCACCGTCAAGGCGCACAGGAGGCAGGACAGCTTCAAGTCGGACCCTGTGGGCTGGGCGCAGTACATGCTGGGCACGGACGAGGGCACGCTGTGGAGCAAGCAGCGGGAGATCGCCCGTGCCGTGGTGGAGAACAACTCGACGGCCGTGAAGGCCGGCCACGGCGTGGGGAAGTCCCGGCTGATGGCTGTGCTCATATGCTGGTGGGTCGATACCCGCTACCCTCACTGCTATGTGATATCCACGGCGCCGTCGATGGCGCAGGTGCAGGACGTGCTGTGGCGCGAGGTGATGCAGCTGAAGGATATCGTGGAGCGGCGCTTCGAGGAGGGGCTGGTCGACCACAAGCTGCCGGGGCGGATCACGATGGACGTGCAGTGGAAGGACGACGTGACGAAGCTGCCGCTGGGGCGTGGCAGGAAGCCGCCGGATAACCTGGGCGGCAACTCCTTCCAGGGCATCCACGGCGACGTGCTGGCGATCGGAGACGAGGCCTGCGGGCTGTCGGGCGAGCTGATCGACGCCCTGGCGAACATCACGACGAACGAGGCCTCTCGGCGTGTGCTGATCGCGAACCCAACGGACCCGATGAGTTACCTGGGGAAGATCTTCAAGGAGGAGATGGAAAACTGGAAGCGCATGACCATCTCCGTCTTGGAGAGCCCGAACTTCACGGGCGAGCCGATGCCGAAGAACGTCTTGCAGAAGCTCACCGGGCCTTCCTATGTGGAGCAGAAGAAGCAGGAGTACGGGGAGGACAGCGCGAGGTTCAAGGCCCGCGTGCTGGGCGAGTTCGCATTCGACATCGAGGACTCGCTGATTCTGCCGGGCGATGTTGAGACAGCGTGTCTCACTGAGAGGGAGCGGATCGGCCGGCCCGTGCTGGGCGTGGACGTGGCGCGCTTCGGCGCGGACCGCTCGGTGGTGTACCTGTGCGTCAACGGGGTTGTGCGCTTCGTGGATTCGTGGGCGAAGACGGACCTTGTGCACAGCGCACAGCGGGTGCACGACCTGGCTCTGCGGGAGGGCGCACACGCCGTGGCGATCGACTGCGACGGGATCGGCGGTGGGATGTTCGACATCCTCAACTCGTACGCTAACCGTACATACGACATCTTGGCTGTGCGAGGGTCCATGTCAAGCCCCGATCGGGGCAGGTGGCACAACTACCGCTCCTACATGTGGGATTCGTTCCGCTACCGGTGCCGCACAGGCGAGCTGGACCTGGACCCGCTGGACATCGACCTGCACGACGAGCTGCTGTCCGTCGGATACTCGTATAATACGATGTCTGGAGGGCTCGTCCTGGATTCGAAGGACAAGCTGAAGAAGGACGTCGGCAAGTCCCCTGACTTGGCAGACGCAGCGGTGTACGCAGCTATAACTGACCAGAACATACGGGACGCCATCCAACAGGAGACCGTGTTCTCCGACGCGGGGGACATGATGGACGGCGATGAAGACGACTACCTACACGAAATGGGGGAGACTTTTGGATTCCAACGCATACTCGTTTAGCGACGAGGGTATCGCGTTCATCAATGAGGCGCAGAGGTCCTACCTCCTCGACGAAGGCGCCAATTGGGTGAGCTACGCCGACGATAAAGGCCTGACGCTGGCTTTCATCCATGAGGTTGTGCGAGGTCTTCGGGACATGGCACGCGACCACCCGCTGCACAAGCGGGGCGCACAGCTGAGGACCAGCTACATCTTCGGTGACGACTTGGTGTTCAGCGACACCTCTGCGAAGCTGGACAAGTTCATCAAGTCGGAGTCGGCGCAGAGGACGCTGTTCTCCGCTTCGGCTATGGAGAGTCTGAACCTGGAACGGTTCTGTGCGGGGAACGTGTTCCTGTTCCGTGAGGTGCACACGGACAAGCTGACGCTGGTCCCCGTAGAGGAGATCGAGGAGATCGTACGCGACTCGTTCGATTCGTCCGTTGTGAAGTATGTGCGTCGCACATGGACGCCGGACGGGCAGAACACGATCAGCCAGTGGTTCCCGACAGCCGAATACAGGCGCGGGGTGCAGCGGCTGAGGAAGCCGCCGAACACAGCCTACGAGGTGAACGGCAACTACGTCGTGTATACCCTGTCGTCAGGCAGACATGCGGGGCATGCGTTCGGCGCTCCAGATTCGCTGGCGGCTGCCCTGTGGAGCGTCGCCTACTCGGGTTATTTGAGAGATTCGGCGCGGCTGTCGAAGGCCCTGTCGAAGATCGCTTGGGCGATCGTCAACAGCAACAACCAGGGCAAGCGGCAGTCGGCCGTGGAGATCTCCAATCGCGGAGACGTCGTCGGGGCCACGGCGAGCTTGGGGCCGAACCAGTCTCTGGCCGGCGTGGGCGTCCCAAGCGCACAGGTCAACTACGGGAACGGCCAGCCCCTGGCCGCTCTCGTGGCGGCAAGCTTCGGCATCCCGGTTATCGCGCTGTTGTCGTCGCCCGGCGCGACGGGGGGTTCGTACGGGGCTGCGACGACGCTGGACAGGCCGACAATCAACGGGTTCAAGCTGGAGCAGCGTAAGTGGAGGGATTTCTTCAAGCAGGTGATGATGGATGTGGACCCGTCGGTGAAGGACGTGGACATTAAGTTCCCGTCGATCGAGCAGGACCCCACCTACCGTGCTTTGCAGTCGCTCGCTACGTCTATGTCCACTGGGGCCATCCATCAAGACGAGTATCGTCAGGCTGTGCTAAATCTGCTCGCTGTGCCCGATATACATGGTGACGAGCTCCCGGAGCCGAACGATTTTCTGAAGAGTGGTAAAGTGTCTGGTGGAGACGACGGCGATGCTGTGCGCGACCCGGTGGCACGACAGGGCAATCAGGGCGCCGTCCCCGGCGGTTTCAACCAAGGAGACACCGAAGATGAAGATGAAGATCAGTGAGAGCACGAACACCAGTGTTCTCAAACCCATTAAGGGCACACGCAAGTGGCTTGTGCGACTCATAACTGAGGGCCAGGGCTCGACCGGAATCTATACGAAGGAGGCTCTGAAGGGCAGTTTCGCTGAGGCGTTCCCCGTCGGGACACACATGTACATCGACCACGCCACCGAGGTTGAGAATGATGAGCGCCCCGAGGGGACGTTGACGAAGCTGGCGGCTGTTATCGCCGAGACCCCTCACTGGCGGGATGCGCCGAAACCGGGGATGTATGCGACGATCGAAGTGATAGAGCAATGGGCACCATTCATCGAGCAAGTGTCGGATATCATCGGCGTGTCGATTCACTGCGGCGCGACGCTGGTGCGGGACGACGACCTTGTGACGGCGGGTGAGCCCACGCCGCCTGTGATAGAGTCGTTCATACCGTCGCCCATTAATTCCGTGGACTTCGTCACCGTTCCGGGTGCTGGTGGACGCCTCGTCGAGGCTCTGGAATCGTTCAAAAATGGAAATGCTATCATGGATGGTAGCAACAAACACAGTTCCGAAAGGAAGAGAATGGACACTGAGTTCAAGGAGGCCCTGGAGGCCTTGGACACTAAACTCTCCGCTCTCGTCGAAGCCCTCGCCGATAAGGCCAAGAAGAAGAAGGACGAAGAGGACGAAGAGGACGCCAAGAAGGCCAAGGAGGAAGAAGAGGACAAGGCCAAGGAGGACGAAGAGGACGCCAAGAAGGCCAAGGAGGAAGAAGAGGACAAGGCCAAGAAGGCTAAGGAGGCCATCCTTGCTCTCGCCGACTCTGACCTTCCCGAGGTCTCCCGTGTGCGGGTCGCCGAGGCCATCGCCCGCGGCTATGACGCCAAGACGATCCTCGACCGCGAGACCAAGCTCGTTAAGTCCATCCGGGAGAGCCTGTCGGGCGGCTTCGCCCCCGAGCACGTGCCCTCTGGAAAGAGTGCCGACGACTTCGAAGCAGAATTCGCCAAGCTGACCTGGTAAGGAGACTATCGCATGGCACAGAATCACGTCAAAGGTGGGGACACCTACGAAGTCCAGGTTGACTCCGCCGTCAAGTCGGGCGACGTCGTCGCTGTCGGCAAGGTCGGGGCTGTCGCCCTCACCTCCGCCACGCCGAGTGAGGACAACAACTTCTACTCGACGCTCGCTTTCGAGGGCATCGCACACCTCGGTCTGGACGGCTCCGTCAAGGTCGGGGACATCGTGACGATCGACGGCGCCACCGAATCCGGCAAGGCGGCCAAGCCCGAAATCGCAGCCGACCCGAAGGGCAAGATCGTCGTCGGCTTCGTGCTCAACCCGCTGTCGAGCGCATCTACCAAGTACGCCGTCAAGCTCACCCAGGCTTGGCTCTAAGGAGGATATCTACATGGCGATCAACAAGAGGGAAGCCTGCAAAGCGGGTATCCTTCTGCACAGAGCTCTCCACGCGGACGACATCCGTGTGCGCAACTCGGCCCGCAAGGACCTGAGCGAGGCCATTACCACGTCGGACCTGCCGGTCAACCTCGGCCCCACCATGAACAAGATCATGCAGGGCGAGTACGAGCAGGTTCCGTCCAACTGGCGCGAGTGGGCTGACACCCTCGAAACCCCCGATTTCGAGACCGTGCCCTACTTCAGCTTCGACTTCACCGACGACAACGTTCCGGTCCGCAAGGACGGAAAGGGCTACGTCGCACAGGGGCTGCCCGCGGTCGGCGAACTCGGCGAGTACCCGATCCTCGGCCTGAAGGCAGAGCAGTTCAAGCTGAAGCTCGCCAAGGCCGGCGTCCAGATCCCGCTCTCCTGGGAGACCCTGAAGCGCTACGGAGCCGACTGGAACCTGATCCCCCGGATCACGAAGGAACTCGGCCGCCGCGCTGCCAACCAGGAGTCCATCGAAGCGGCTCTTCAGCTCGTCCAGCCTACCGGCCTGAACACGACCAACTTCAAGGCGGCTAACAAGAACGTCATCGCAGGCAACCCTGAGCTGAGCATCGAAGCGCTGGAGAAGGCCTTCGCACAGCTGGCAGTCACCAAGTACAACGGCAAGCGGATCATCATGCCGACGAAGTTCAACCTGATCGTGCCTCCGGCTCTGGCGAGCCGCGCTGAGCAGATCATGAAGGTCGTCGAGATCCGCCGCCAGAACGGCACCGAGACCCAGGTGATGGGCAACACGGTGTCAGGGAAGGTCGCGAACGTCTACGAGGTCCCTGAGCTCGCGCTCATCGCCGGCGACTACGCTGACAAGTGCTGGTTCCTCCTGCCCCCGAAGGGCACGATGCCCCGCAAGAACATCGTCAACGTGTTCCTGGAGGGCGAGACCGGGCCGAAGATCTTCGTCGAGAAAACCACGAACAGCTCCGAACTGGAGGGCTCGTTCGAGAACGACGCATACCGGACGAAGATCCGCCACCTCGTCAAGTCCGCTTTTATCGCTCCGGAGGGCACCCTGGCCTCCAGCGGTGCGGGCGCCTGATAACGATACCCGACAAGGATGGAAACCCCGCCCTCACGAGGGGCGGGGTTTCCTGCAGTGGAAAGGAGCTGCGGTGCCCGATAAGCCGAAGATAACGGTCGACGAGTTGAAGCTCTTCCTGCCCGGCATCGATTTGGACGCTAAGTTGCTCGAACGGCTGTGCGCACTGTACACGAACGTGTTCAAGGCTGCGGCCGCCGCTCTACGCGCGTATGCTGCGAAGCTCGTCTCGGAGGGCGGGGTCGAGAACGTCAAGGCGGACGACTTCACGCTGTCTGGCGGGGACAAGAACATCGAGGCCCTGCTCGCTCTGGCCGACAAGTACGACGCACAGGGGGATGCGCTGGAGAACGGAGAAGGGATCGTTCTCGTCCCGATGAGGGGTGATGACGTGTTCGAGAGAGCGAGGGAATTCCTTGGCAGGTATCTCTGAAGGTCGCCTGGCCATGGCGGCTAAGCGCGTCGAACGCTACATGGTGGATGAGGTGACGATCTATGATGGCAAAAACATCAAATACGACGCTAAGACTGACAGCTATGATTATGGCGCAGTCGTATATTCTGGGAAGGCGCGTATACAGCCGATACGCCAACCTGAGGTAGCGAACGATCAGATTGCGCCTCAGACGACTAATCGTGTGCGCGTGCAACTGCCCCGTTCGACGATGTCGCTCAACATTCCGATGGCTGCACGCATCAAAGTGACGAAGACGCAGGACACCCCGCACATGGTCGGCTACCTGATGACGGTGTCGGCTGTGATCGATGCGTCTCAGTCGTTCGAGCGGACGATCATCTGCAACACCCCGATGAACAAGGCCGAGGTGTAGGTATGAAGATCCGCACGAAGATCGGCGCCAACAAGTTCACGAAGTACGCTAAGCGCATCGAGGACTTCCGCGAATACGACTTGTTTGCGAACGTCATCGACAAGATCTCCGAAGAGATACCGCTGGCTATGCAGGAGACGATCGAGAAGACCCCGTCCGCTCTGGTGCCGGGGAAGATCGGCCGTATCTGGACGAGCCACATGCACGACAGCGTGAGCGTCGTCGTGCCGGACAACGTGACGGTCGAGTACGGCTGGATCGAGGGATCCAATAAGTTCGACGGTGGTTGGGACCACGACTACATCCTCGGTCAAGAGTACGGCGATGATAGAGTGTGGGGTATGAAGGCCTTGGACAAGGTGGCGAAGCAGGTGAAGCTCGACGAGAAGACCCGCAAAGAGGTCTACACGGAGACTCGCCGCATATGGAAGTGGGGGCGATAACAGACTATGGCGAAGTACATCGACGACATCATGGCGAAGATCCGCGAGCTCTCCGAAGTACCCGCTTCGAGAGTCGTCGAAGAGGTGGCGCTCCCGGACTTCGACGAGGGTCAGAAGATGCCGTACATCGCGGTAGTATTTGGCACACCGGGGCATATCAGCCAGGCGACGAGCATCGTCTCCCAGCTCAACGACGGCTACCGAGTGTTCTTCCTGTGTCATGTGCGAGCCCTCACCGCACAGCATGCCCGCGAGATCGGCGAGCGCATTCTGTGGGGCCTGGTGGGTTTCGAGCCGGACAACAGCGGTGGGATCACGGTCCACGGCGGCCAGGGCTTGAACTACGCGGGGACCAACCACAAAGTGGTGCAGTGCGGCTATGAGCTCTACTGTTCCTTTATCACGAACCTCAAAAACCGTATTTGATAGGATGGTGCATATGGGCCTCTACAAAGACATGAACACCGGGGACGTCGGAACGTACCCGGATGACTTCGCTCAGTTCTTCGGGACGTTGGTGCCGGTAACTGAGGAAGAGCCTTGTAGCGACTGTTTCATTGACAACGACAACGAGAAAAGGGGGAAGCACAGTGGCTAACGAAGTTCGTATGCTTCGCGGCAACGTGACTATTCTCTTCGCCGCTCCTGAGGCATTCGCTGACTGGCAGCATCCCACGGCGGCGGAACTCAACGCACAGTTCAGTGCGACCAATAACCCGCGCAACCTGGTGTTCAATGTGTCGTGTGCGATCCTGGACGGTTATTCGCTCGGCGAGACCGACCCCGACACGGACAACACTCGAACGATCTGCGATATCTCCGAAGTGGAGAACCCGACCCTCGCCAAATACGAGGGCAAGTTCACCGCTCTTCGTGACGAGAGCGTTGACGACCAGGGTGTGTTCAACATGATCCGCGACATCACGATGAAGCCTGACATCACACTGTTCATCGTGGAGCGAATTGGCAAGCGCCCGAATAAGCCGTTCGAAGTCGGCGATGTGTTCAGCATCTACCGCTTCCAGACCGACTACCCCGTCGATGGGTATGAGTCGAACGGCTTCATCAAGTACGAGCCGAACTTCCTTCAGAACGGCGCGTTCGTCCTCAATGAGAAGGTGGCCGCATAATGGATAAGAAAGTACTCTCTAACGAACACGTCAATGTCTGGGTCCTCCCCAAGGCGTCCGTGAAAGACATCAACGCCATCACCGTGGAGGAGATGAACTCCGCGGTGGCTATCGGCGACGCGATCAACTGGGACGACACGACGATCCCCGCCGCGAAGGCGTCGAAGGAGCAATCGTCCCTGTCTCTTCTCGACGCAGCCGGGTCTTCTTCCCGTGGAGCCGCACAGTACGAGGGCTCGCTCACCATGTACTACCCGACGAACCCGGACGACACGAACTCGATCTACGCGAAGGCGTGGAACATGTTCAAGAAGACCCGCGTCGACCTCGTCTTGGTTGTGCGCGGTGTCCTGAAGGGCCGCGAGCCCATCGCGGCCGGCCAGTGGTACTGCGCGTTCCTCGTGATCGAGTCCACGTACAAGAACACGCTGGAGGGCGACAACCCGACCCGCTACACGGTGTCGTTCCTGCAGCAGGGCCAGCTGGCCGTCAACGGCGTCTTCAAGGACGACACGACGGCGATCACCGACGCGGAGAATCTGACGGTGTCCATCAATGAGCACCGCCCGATCCTGCCGAAGATCCACGGCCATGTGGCTCGCTCCGTGTGCTCCTACCTGTCGAAGGACACCTCTACGGTCTCGGTCAGCCCGCTCGGCGTGGTGACCGGCCTGAAGGCGGGCAGCGCGGATGTCATCGTCAGCCACCCCGCTTGTGCGAATGTGACGGTCAAGGTGACTGTGGCATAGCGCACACCCCAGCGAATAGCACAGGGCGTCTCCTCTCCGCCCTGTGCTATTCTTGTTTATGACGTTACCCTAACGCCTAACAGAGAGGATTTCAACTATGGACATTTTCGAGGTGCTGTCTCGATCCAAGGCGCCGAAGGCCGAGAAGGTCGTGTACCTGGACGCCGAGGCGGTGCAGGATGTTGAGCGGCTCATTAAGGAGCAGGCCGACGCCGACGTGATCAAGGAAGCGGTGAAGAGGCGAGACGCCTCCAAGCTGACGTTCCACCTCCAGTCGGTGACCGCCGATGTGCGCGAAGAGCTGATGATCGGCATCGAGAGCGCGGACAAGACGAAGAACAAGACGAAGCGCGTATCGGAGGCCTACCTGGCGCTTCTGTCGAAGACGCTGTATAAGATCGAGGACGCCGAGGGCAACGTCGATGAGCGGAAGTTCAACTCGGAGGAGATCCGGAAGATCCTGAACGCTCTGCCCGGCGAGCAGTATCTGGGCCTGCTCGTGGCGGCGATGAATCTCCTGGGCGCGTCGGCGGACTACGACAATGCGGTGACGGTGGATTTCTGATAGACGCCCTCCAAGACAAAGGGGGGAGCGGCGCTCTATCGATGGTTAGGACGGCGGTGGACTTGCACATGCGGCCCACCGCCGTCATCTATAACCAGCCCGACCCTTTCGGGCATTGGACGGAACTGGACTATAAGCTTGTGTTGGCTTACAAGACGGTTAAAGACGAGACGTGTCAGAAGTGCGGTAATCCTATCTGGTTGTGCCATTCGAATGACCCTGATATAGCATGGCGCGCAGAAGATAGAACATGCTATGCTACTAAAGCAAGGATGATGCATGATTGGGTCAGCACACACCGCGCTACCGATCCGCCTCCCTACGAGGACAAGCAGAAGTGGGGCAAGGACACTGTGATGACACCGTACATGCCTGACTACGCGGAGCGGGACCTGCCCACAAGGATGGACTACTACAACAGGAGTGAGTGATGCCTGATATCAAGCAGACTATCGAGTTCAACGTACAGGGTACGTCCGAGCTCCATGAGGCTGCGGAATCCATCAACACTATCGCACAAGCCCTCGACAATATCAAGGGCAAGGTTGTCGGCGCCGACATCGGCAAAGGCCTGGACGGCGCAGGCCGAGGCGGCCGAGAAGCCGGGGAGGGCTTCGACAGGGCTGGCCGGGCTGCCGAAGAAGCGAAGTCGCGCATCTCTAACATGCGCTACGCCCTCTACGACGTGGCCGCCGTTATGCAGAACATCTCGAAGGCGACGATCGGCGCGTTTACTACCGTCGTCAAAGAGTCGATGGACTATGAGTCGGCCTTCGCACAGGTGAAGCGGACTAATGACATCGCTGGGAAGTCCGCCGACGAACTACGCGGCAAACTTGAGCAGATGGCCGCCTCGGTCACGACGACGAACTTCAAAGACCTGTCGAACATCGCCGCCCTCGGCGGACAGCTCGGCGTAGCTAAAGAGTCCATCACCGACTTCACCGAGACGGTCGCGAAGCTGTCGGCCACCACAGACCTTTCGCTCGACAAGTCGGGCGAGACGATCGCGCGGTTCCAGACGATCATGGGCACGACGGGCCAGAACTTCGACAACATCGCATCGTCAATCTTGAAGGTTGGCGTCAATTCGGCCGCGACGGAGTCCCAGATCGCCAACACCTCGACGCAGATCTCTGCTATGGGCAAGTTCGCCGGCATGACCGAATACCAGGTGGTCGGTCTGTCCGGTGCCTTGGCGTCCATCGGCGTCGCACCCGAGCTCTCCCGAGGCGTCATCACCCGCATGTTCACCCAGATGCAGAAAGCAATTCGTGGCGGCGGGGACGAGCTCAACCTGTTCGCCCGCGTAGCGGGCGTCTCCGCACAGGAGGTCCAATCTGCGTGGGGCACGTCTAAGTTCAGCGACATCTTCGTCAAGTTCATCGCCGGGCTCAAGAACCAGGGCCAGGGCGCCATCGGTGTGCTCAAAGACCTGGGTATCAAAGCATCCCGCGACGTCCCGACGATTCTCCGTCTAGCCGAGGCGCACAAGACACTCGAACAGACGATGAAGGACGCCGAGGCCGGCTACAACGACTCGAAGACGCTCAACGACCAGTACCAGCAGATCGCTTCCACTACGGCCGGTAAGCTGGAGATGCTGAAGAACTCGTGGGCGAACCTGAAGGCTGAGATCGGCCGTTCGTCTAATTCGGGTATCGGCGATATGCTCGGGTCCCTTACGGGTCTCGTCACGGTCCTGACGAACCTCGTGCAGAACCCCGCCGCTCAGTGGGTGGCCAAGCTCGCCGGTGCGTTCCTGACGGCTGGCGGGATCATGGCCGGCTACTACGCCAAGCAGGCCCTTGTGCTCGGCGGCGCCTACGCGTTGACAACCGCGCAGAGGTCGATGGGAATCGCTATGCAGCACCCCATCACATCTATCCGATCCCTCCTATCGGCCCTCGCTGAGACGGTCAAGCTCTATAAGCTGTCGACGGTCTCCGTCAACGAGCAGACCGGTGCTCTCTACAAGAACGCCGGCGCCGCTCGGGGTGCTGCCGCATCCCAGAGGGCGGCGGGCCAGGCGGCGGCCTCGCAGTCCGCAGCCGGGGCTGCAGCGGGCGGAGCGGGGCAAGCCGCCGGCGCGATGGGCACCGCGGAGAAAGCCACCTCGGGGCTCATGGGCGCCCTCAAGGGGCTTGCCGCCGGGGCGGGAATCTCCCTGTTTTTCACGGGGTTGGCAAAGGTGACGGAATCTTGGACGAAGCGCTCCGAAGCCGCAAGGGCTGAAGCCAAGGCGCTCCAGCAGGCCCAGGCCGATCTCGCACAGTCCGTGATGCAGGACACGAAGGCCTTCGAGGAGGGTGGCAGCGCAGCCTATGTGTTCGCGAAGGCCACTAACAAGGCCGGCGAGTCTATGTCCTCGCAGTTGTTCTCCACATCAGATGCTAACGCTCAGACGAAGGCCCTCGCACAGGCGCAGGAGCTCCTCGCGCAGAAGACCGGCCAGTCAACTGACGAGATATCGAAGCAGACGTACGCTATCGGCGAGAACTCGCTGAAGAAGATGGCCGAGCAGATCGCCGGTAACACGGGCTTCAAGCAGTTCGGCGACGAGCAGCTGGCCACGCTGCGCCAGATGGGCTTCTCCGTGCAGGAATATTCGAAGCTCGTCACGCAGGGCAACTCGGAGATGACGGATTCGCAGAAGAAACTCGCCGAGCTCTACCGTCAGAACGGCTTCGGTTCTATAGCCGACGACATCGAACGCAGCACCCAGAAGTCCAGCCAGTACATTGATTCGTTCAAGAACAAGATCCAGGAGATGGTGGCCTCCGGCAAGATCTCCTGGTTCGACGGCGAGAAGATCCTCGACACGCTGAAGAAGATCGACGATAACGCACACCAGACCTTCGACGGTGTGCGCAACGAGTCCGATCTCGCCGCGCAGACCATGAAGGGCCTGAAGGGTGACACCGCCGACGCCGCGGACGAGATGGACAACATGGGCGAGAAGGCCGACAAAGCGGCCAAGGAGCTCAAGAAGGTCGTTGACTCTGCGCTGTCCGGGGACGAGGCGTTCGTCAACCTCGAAGACGCCGTGGCCAACCTGGGTGAGAGCTTGTACAAGAATGGCATGAATTTCGACGAATTCTCGGAGGCCGGTAGGTCCAACCTGAAGGCTCTCTATGCTGTTGTGCGCCAAGCCGCAGAGGCGTCCGGCGGGGACGCCGAGGTGATGAACGCCTATATTCAGCAGATTATGCAGTTGCTGCGCAGTCACGGCGTAGGCTCCGTGCAGGTGCTGGAGCGGGTCGAGCAGCGTCTGCACGCCGTGGCCAATAAGGCGACGCAGTCGGCGAACCAGATTTCGAAGGCCGCCGTTCTTGCACAGAAGGCGGGCAACGCGATCGGCATGATCGCGGCCAGTATCGCCACAGGCAAGGACTTCTCGAAGGAGGCCTCGGCTTCGCTGCAGGGTCTCGGGAAATCCTCTACCGCCGCTCTGCCGTCCATCAAGGACCTGGGTAAGGCCCTCGACCAGGGCTTTGCAAGGGGCGCTAGGAACGCCGCTAAGCACGCCAAGAAAGCCCGGCACAGGACGAGGAAGCTCGGGGACCGTGCGAAGAAGGCCGGCAAGAAAATCAAGGAGGCGGCGAAGGAGATCAAGACCTTCACCGACTACATCAGCGAGTTGTCCTCTGTAGCGAATGCGGCCTTCAACTTCAGGTGGGAATTCCCCAAGTCGCTGGACGAGACGGCGAAGTCGTTCAAGACGATCAAATCCTACTTCGAGAACGCGGCGAAGGACGCGCAGTCGGCGAACAAGGAGATCGGCGACGCCAACAAGTCGATCGAGGAAACGCGCAACAAGATCGCCGAGCTGGACGCTGAGCTGTCGAAACTCCAGTCTGACCGAAACAAGTTGACTTTTCAACTAAAGGTGGCGGTGGACTACGGTGACACGCTGCGTGCCGACGACATCCGTGCCGAGCTGCAGAAGAACGCCGTCGCACAGCAGAAGAACCGCACAGATCGGAAGAACGCCGAGGGTGATCAGGCCGGTAACTACCAGAAGCTGTATGAGGCGATGCAGAAGCTCTCGGACGCACAGCAGAAGGCTCGGCGCGATCTGGCGGGCTTCTCGGACGCAGCCAGGGAGCAGCGCGGCAACGTGCTGTCGCTCGTCGAGGCCTACCAAAAGCAGGTTCTCGCATATGCCAACACGGGCGCCAGCCAACAGCAGGTTCTCGCATACGCGTCTGCTCTGCGTGCGGAGTTCATCAACAACATGACCTCGATGGGTTACTCCCGTGCGGAGACCGAGCGCTATGCGGCTACGTTCACAGACCTGTCGAAGGTGATCAACGGCGTGCCCCGTAACTTCACGGTGGGTGTGAACGCAGACCCGGCGCTGCGGGCCCTCTCCGATTTGGAGGCGAAGAACCGCAAGTCGCAGCATTCCATGGATGATAACAGGGATGCTGCGGATAAGCTCGGCAACTCGCTGAACAACACCGGCGGGGACGCGGCAGGCCTCGGCGGAGCCCTCGGGGGTGGGGGTGTCGGTGGCGCCGCGGAACAGGCAGCCGTGACGTTCCAGCAGCTGGGGCAGATCACGGGAAACATCGGAGCGGAGATGTGGAAGGCCGCCGGATCTGCCAACACAGCCGCACACGGACTGGGTAACATGGGTAACCAGGCCCACGGCTCCGCCTACTCGATGGACGTAGCAGGCAACAAGGCAGGTTGGATGTCCTATGCGATCAATGGAATCCGGGAGGCCGGATATGGGGCGTTCAGCAACATCATCAGCAGCGCACAGCAGGCGGGGTTCTCATTCAACCAGGCTGCAACCGACGCCATCAACCTATGTAATCGTGTGCGGGATCTTCGAAGCCTCTCCGTCGGGCAGTTCATGTTCGGCTTCAACCAGGCCTGGGGGTTCTCCACGGGCGGCAAGGTCGGCGGCTCGTCGTACAGCGGCGGCAAGCAGTCCACAGACACCGTTCCGGCCATGCTGACACCCGGCGAGTTCGTCATCAACAGGCAGGCGGCGCAGACCGTCGGCTACGGCTTCCTGGAAGCGGTCAACTCCGGCCGGGCTGCTGCCTCGGGGACCTCTGCCGCGTCGTCCGGCGGTGCAGGCGGGGGCTTCGGGGGTGGCCCGATCCTGGTTGAGCTGTCCGGCACGGACCGGCACATCCTGGTGAGCGCGGTCAACAAGCCGACGGTGATAGACGGCAATGCTATAGTGGGGATGGTCAACGGCTCTAACGCCATGGCATCGAGGAGAGGAGCATAGGAATGCCTAAACGACCCAAAGTGTGGTTCGGCACGCTGAACGATATGCGCTGGATAGACGCCCCCGTGGCGAACTTCCAGAGCAATAGTACAGGATTCAACTATAGTGCTACGACGCTGAGGGGCGACGGCTTCGCCAAGCGGTCCGCGTTGACGCACAGAGAGTTCACGCTCACGTGGGCGGCCAACACCGTGGCCGAGCACGCCGCCCTGCTATACCTGCTGTCCACCAACGAACTGCTCTACTACGTGGACCCGCTGGCCATGAAGACGAACCTTCTGCCGGGGTTCATGTCGCACTACATCCCGGACGCCACGGTGTTCTCCGACGACATCCCGCACGTAGCCACGCCGGGCGCCTACAACGGCGCACCGGCGTGGTCGTGGAACCCGGCGTGGATCTGGCAGATCGGCCAGAAGATCCACTGGCCCGAGGGCTACAAGCTGTGGGCTGGGTGCCGCGGAGACGGAACGATCCAGATAAACGACACGGCCGTGACGGCGGTCAGCGAGGTCGACGGCCGCTACGTCACGACGCAGATCCCTACGAACAACGTCAGCAACCCGTGGGGCGAGGTCCAGATGTTGGCGACCTCCCGGATATCCAGTATATGTGTGCGAGCCTACCCCGAAACGCAGGTGAAGACGGTTGCCGATGTGCCGAACAACTACGGGCCGTTCCTACCCGGCATGGGGTACGGGGCGCTGCAGCAGAAAGAGCCGTATTCGATACAGGAATACAGCGCGGCGATCGACGGCTACGAGGTGGCCGTGACCGCGACGTTCGTTGAGAAGGTGCTGCTGTGAGCGTCGCACCCGAGCCTTTCGAATACAGGACGGATCGTTCGCTGGAATCGTTCTCCGCACAGTGGGACCGCATGTCATACAGCGTCCCGGGTGGCACCAAGGGTTACCCGGTTATGACGTTGACGGACAGGTTCTTCAAGCCGTCGGACGTGTCGACGACGTGGACGAATAAGTACCCTGTGTCAAGCGTGTACGAGTTCCGCGGGGCTGTGCGAACGTTCACGTCCAACTATTCGACGAACACCGTGACCATCGACGACTTGTGCTATAAGCTCAAGCAAGTAAAAGTCATCCCCACCCAGTACAATAACTTCCGTAACGTGGTCGTCGAGCTGTTCAAGCTGTGCGACTACGACAAGGTGTACGTGGATGGCTTCATCAAGGCTGACCAATATAACCCGGTCATCATGGCTCCCGGTGGGTCGTTCAACGTGTGGGACTACCTGAACACACTGTGCGCCGTGCACAACGTGTACATGCTTCGCCAGAACTCGAACCTGCTGTTCCTTCGAGACAATAACTTCATGAAGGAGCACGTGAACAACGTGACGGGCATGAGCTACAGCGTGGATCTAGCACAGTCCACTAAGACGGTGAAGACCACGTATAGACCTATGCGGTACGCCTACAACGAGTACTTACCGTTGAGCAAGGAGTCGAAGGACACGATCATTCAAGTGGACGCGAGGAAGACCGTGGAGCAGACGATCACGCTCGACGCTTATGTGATCGAGGCCATGACGCCGTGGGTGACCCAGTGCAAGGATTACATCCCCGCGAAGGACACGTCGGGGCTGGAGTACACGGCGTACTGCGTTGCCGGCAACGACGGGCTGCCTATCACGGCCTCTCAATGGCTGGGGCAGGGCGGCAGTCTGTCTGTGCGCCTTGACCCGAAGAACCACAATCAGATCATCGTGACTGTGCGCGGGATGGTGACGTCCGATTATTCACCGTTCCGCATCGCCGCTTCCTCAGGTCCGTCCAACTATTACAACTCGCTGCGTTTCCGCGGCACCGGGCTGGTAATGGGCCCGGAGGACACGTACGTAACGCACACCGGGTCGTCGACACTGGGCAGCGACGAGGAGCAGATCAACAACCCGTTGATCAACACCCCATCGTTGGCGATAGATAACAGTCTCCGTGCCGTATGGGAGAAGTCGGGATCGATTCCGACGATCACCCTCACGTCACCTAACCTTGAGACAAGGGCACCATCCGTGACGGGAAACGACCTGTTCCTCACGTCCGGGTCGGCTTTCGATTATGGCGGGGACCGGTTCATGACGACGCACGTTGACATGAACAATCAGGAGATCACGGTAACGGCCACATCGAGAATCACGTGCGACGAGTTCTCCAATACCGTCGACACAGGAGTTTCGTTGGCCGACTACGAGGCTAAGATCCCGAAAACGGTCTACAACGTGTTACAGTTCAATCAACCGCACAAGGAGTACAAGCCGGAATGATACCTAACAAGAACCTAGGCGCCGGTGACACATGGGGCGCGTGGGTGCAAGATGAGATTTCGAACATCAACGCCGGTCTCAACAATGTAGGGATCGGGGGTGTGCGCAACTCCCTGAATGGGCTGATGTCGAATCTGGACAACACTAACAACAAGCTGTCGTTCCGCTCTCTTACAGGCGACTTGCACATGCTTGGACCCAACACTGATAACGTAATGATGGCTGAGAGTGTACTGAACTACCCAGAAAACGGGAGGGGTTATCTGAACTTCCTCTTTTTCGGCAGTGGTCGTTATGTGAATAAGGGCGCGTCCGATGCATTCCGGTCGAAGATGCAGTTGGTGCTTCAAACCGCTTGGACGCCCCCGGGCGGATCGCAGACGAAGTACGAAGATTACTATATCTCTCAGATGCCTGGGATGTTCAATGGCGAGATAAACCCGGGGTACTACGACCTTTATGCGTTCTATAACTTGACAGTGCCACGTGTCACCCAGGTGGTTTTCCGCCTTATCGGGGAAAACAGGTTGACGCATAACCCGGAAAAAGACGAGTACAACTATTTCAATGGCACTATACTGGTAATGGAGTCCAATCAGCCTAACACGTAAGGAGAGGAAACATGGCTACAACGGACAGCAACGGGATCGCGCACATCGAGGGCACGGATCCCGTCAAACCCTTGCAGGGTTTGTTCAACACGATCTCATCCTCTGTATCCAATGTCGTCGGCAAGCTGCGCAAGCAGGTCATCTACCCCGTGAAGACCCGGTGGGATGCACAGAACAAGGTGGATGAGCTGAAGCGCCAAGGCGTGGAGGGGACGGCCGACGAGCCGATCGTCTTCAACATCCTGAACGACCGTATCCAGCTTCAGCACGACGGATCGGGGTTCACCTACTTCAGCGCGCAGATGGCAGTTCTAGCAGCCGGGGTGTTCGAGACCGGACATCAACGGTGGGAGCTATACAATATAAAGTCGTTCACTGTGCCCTTCCCTGAAGAGCTCGACCGTATCCCTCGTTCACTACTGTGCCAGGTCACGGACGCCATTACACACAGTATCATCGCGTTCCCAGTGGACAAGAAGCAGTTCGGTGTTGCCACCGCCTGTAACTGGAAGTGGGCCGTTGACTCGAACGTCCACGTAAGCTGGGTAGCGCTTGGGTAACGAGCACAACACACGGAAGAAGCCCCCGCATCGTGCGGGGGCTTCTTCCTACTCACCTGCCTTATAGCGTCTCCACCACCGGTGGATGTCTGTGTTCGGTGTATACAGCCAACTCGGCCCTATGATGTTGAATAGCACGTCGACGAACCTGTGCGATCCGTTGCCTTGGCCGTTCCAAGGGTGCGAGGAAAACGGGTCGTCTGCGTCCCACTCGAAGACGGGGCCGATGCCCGCCTTCCCGAGGCGCACAGCCAGCTCGAAGCAGTCTTCAACGTGCAGCGCCTCATTGTCATAGCAGTATTTCCTGATCCACCTCGCGGTGTTCCATTTCTTGATCATTTCCATCCTTTCTCGTACGTGGGTTTGTGGTGTGCGCGCTCGACCAGATATGAGACACCGTGTCTCGCTGCCTCTCTTCGGTCGTGGTGGTGATCCTCTACCTTTTCGAACAGGAGCCCGAGCTTGTAGAGGTTCTCATCGCGGACGAACAGCCGTTGTTGTGGTGTGCGCCATACGACCTTCTTTCCGAGGAACCTACCGAAGAGGTGGACGGCCCCTTCGACGCGGACCGGGTTGATGTCGGCCCCGGGGATATTGCGATTGACGTACTTCTCGCACACCACAACGTCAGGCTGGACCATGTGGTCGAACATTCGCTTGTAGAACCAGTCATAGGTCTCCTCGGTTCCAGGGTTCCACGAGTTGAGGAGCCTAGCCGGCTTGTCCTTCCCGTAGCCGAGGAGGACAATTCCGGTCGTACCCCCGACCCCACAGGGGTCGATAGCCAACAGCGTCGTCATTTCCTGTCCCCACTCTCAAATCCCGTGGTACTGCTGCGCATAGCCCCAGTACCCGCCGTCGACGAATGACCGGGAGGCCGGGTGGTAATAGAAATGCTCCTCGCTTCCTGTATCGCCTCGTTCAGCTTCTTCGCCGACTTGCGGAGCTGCCAATCCAGTAGCGCTATAGCCACCGCCCATGCCAGAAGCATAATAACGACCCAGATATTCATAGTATCTCCTTTCCTTCGCTTTGTTCCCCCACAGGTAGTCGATCAACAGACAGGCGAACACTCCGTAGTGGAAGGGCCACGCCCAGACTGTCCACATGAAGGGGCGGATGCGCGTGTCGTAGTTCTCAATCCCTCGGTCGCCTCTTGTCGCCCACACCTGGTAGGCGACAAGGTGTGCTATGGCGCCGATGAAGAGGACGCAGATAATGAGTTGTGTCTCGTTGAGGTTCGTTGTTGTTGTGTTCGACATGGGGTCGGCTCCTTTCTTTCTCCATGTCTCCATGGTATCGAGAGGAGCCGACCCCGTCAAGCCGTTCGGTTGTGTCGTCCGTCACTTATGCGAGCCGGAGAATGTAGCGGTCGAAACCGGCGGCCTGTACGCATTCGACGAGCTCGCGCCGGCGCTTCCCCCAGCGCTTCCTGTCCCACGAAGCGGCCATCAGCTGGAAAGCGACGGGTGTTCCTTCTGTGCGGGCTTCCTGCAGGGCGAAGGTGCGCACACCTGCCAGCTTCAGCTGGGAGACGAGGTCCTCGAAGTTGTAGTCGATGAGCGACTCGGGGTAGACGGTTGTGCGAACTTCGTAGTCGACGCCTGACTCCAACACGAGGTCGAGCGTCTTCCACACCTTGTCCCCTCGCACACCGACGGCTTTCTTGTAGTCTTCTGGTCGTGCTTTCACGTCGAGTCCGACCCAGTCGACGACGTGCATCATGCGCTCCAGCCGATCAGGGAACATCCCGGACGTATGGACGCCGATCCCGAAACCGAGATCCGCTGCGGACTCGGCGGCCGGGATGACCGCCTCCTGGCGCAGTGCCTCTCCACCTGTGAAGACGACGCCGTCGAGAAGGCCGACCCGCCGTTTGAGGAAGCCCTCGATTTCCGACCAGGCAATGACGCCTGGTGTACGGTTGTCGAGGATGGCGGAGTTCTGGCAGTACGGGCATCTGAGCGGGCACCCCTGGCAGAACACGGTGGCTACGAGCCGGCCGGGCCAGTCCACCGACGAGAGGGGGACCAGCCCGGCCACTTGAAGGTCGTGACCATCGCTCACGGCTTCACGGACTCCTTCTCCGTGAAACACGTCCTCTCCACGTACTCGCCCTTCTTCCCGATATTGAACGACTGCACAGGCCTGAAGTACCCCATGACCCTCGTCCACACCTCACACGCCTCTCTGCACCTCTCGCACACGAAATGCTCCCCTGCGAGGTAGCCGTGGTTGGGGCAGATTGAGAACGTGGGTGTGATGGTGATATAGGGAAGGTGGAAGTTGGTGAGCGCTCTCTTGACCAACTTTGCGCACACAGCACCGGATGAGATCTTCTCGTTCATATACAAGTGCAAAACAGTCCCGCCTGTATACATGGACTGTAGATCGGCTTGCTCTTCCAGTGCCTGGAAAGCGTCCTGTGTATGCGACACAGGAAGCTGTGAAGAGTTCGTGTAGTAGGGATTCTTGTCGGTTCCAGCTTGGATGATGTTGGAAAACCGCTTCCTGTCCTCCTTGGCGAACCTGTACGTCGTTCCTTCCGCGGGGGTCGCCTCCAGGTTGTAGAGGTTGCCCGTCTTCTCCTGATACTGAACGAGGCGCTCTCTCATGTGCGCGAGAAGCCTCTTGGCAAACGCGTGACCCCACTCGGTGGTGATGTCTTCCTTGTCGTGGGTGAAGTTACGAATGGCTTCGTTGACGCCGTTGACGCCGATCGTGGAGAAGTGGTTGCCGAGCCCCCCGAGGTAGCGCTTGCTGTAGGGGAATAGGCCCCGCTCCATGAGCTCAGCGATCTTGATCCTCTTCTTCTCTAGAGTGGACGAGGCGAGGTCCATTAGATGGTCAAGCCTCTCGTAGAGTGCTTCTTCATCTCCGGCCCACATGTATCCGAGCCTCGCGGCGTTCATGGTGACGACGCCTATGGAGCCCGTGAGCTCGGCCGAGCCGAACAAACCGTTGCCCCGCTTCAGGAGCTCGCGCAGGTCGAGCTGGAGGCGGCAGCACATCGAGCGGATCATGCCCGGGTCGAGCTCGGAGTTGATGAAGTTCTGGAAGTAGGGCAGGCCGTACTTCGCGGTCATATCGAACAGGGCGCGGGCGTTGTCCGACTCCCAGTCGAAGTCCTTCGTCATGTTGTAGGTCGGGATAGGGAAGGTGAAGACGCGGCCGTCGGCGTCGCCTTCCATCATGACCTCGATGTAGGCGCGGTTGATCGTGTCCATCTCGGCCTGGAGGTCCCCGTACGTGAAGTCGCAGACCTCCTCGCCGATGTAGGGGTGGTCGTCGGCCACGTCGGCCGGGCACGTCCAGTCGAAGGTGAGGTTGGTGAAAGGGCACTGGCTTCCCCACCGCGACGGCACGTTGAGGTTGAAGATGAGCTCTTGGACGCACTGCTTGACGTCGTCGAAGGAGAGGTCGTCGAGCCGGATGAACGGCGCCATGTACGTGTCGAAGGACGAGAAGGCCTGGGCCCCCGCCCACTCGTTCTGCAGCGTGCCGAGGAAGTTGACGATCTGGCCGCAGGCCGACCTGAAGTGGCGCGGCGGATCGGAGGCGATGGCCCCGGCGATGCCGTTGAAGCCTTCCTCCAAGATCCTCCTGAGAGACCAGCCCGCACAATAGCCCGCGAGCATGTCGAGGTCGTGGATATGGTAGTCGCCGTTTCTGTGTGCGGCTCCTTCTTCTTCGCTGTACACCTTCGACAGCCAATAGTTCGCGATCGTCTTGCCGGCGGCGTTGAGAATGAGGCCGCCGACGGAGTAGCCCTGGTTCGCGTTCGCGTTGACGCGCCAATCTGCCTGCTCCACGTACTCCTCCACTGTGGATATCGGGTCGATGTTAACAGTCAAAATCTCGTCCTTTCTACGATGGGTCTTCGATTATACAGCCACGGGTGCCTTGATGGTGGGATGGTGTTTGTACCCGGCCGATGCGTATATATCGCTCATTTGATAGTCGAATATCGATGGCGCCTTCTTGAGGCTGAGCTCGGGAAATGGGTAGGGGTTGCGGGTGATTTGTTCTCGCACAGCCACTACGTGGTTCTTGTATATATGGCAGTCGCCTCCAGTCCAGATGAACTCGCCTACGTCGTAGCCTGTTTGCTGTGCGACCATATGCGTCAACAAGGAATATGAAGCGATATTGAAAGGAACGCCCAAGAACAAGTCCGCACTGCGTTGGTACAACTGACACGAGAGCCTGCCACCCGCTACATAGAACTGGAATAGAACATGGCACGGTGCGAGAGCCATGGCGTCCAAGTCGCCGACGTTCCACGCCGACACGATATGCCGACGGGAGTCCGGGTCGGCCTTCAGGCTCTCAACCACCTCGTAGATTTGGTCGATGCCCTTCCCGTCCGGTGCGGGCCAAGAACGCCATTGGTGTCCGTACACAGGCCCGAGGTTGCCGTCTGCATCGGCCCACTCATCCCAGATAGTGATGCCGTGGTCCTTCAACCACTCGATATTCGTGTCGCCGGACAGGAACCACAGCAGTTCGCCCTTAACAGCCTTCATGGGTACGAACTTCGTAGTGATACGCGGAAAACCGTTGTTCAGGTCATAACGAATCTGCCGTCCGAATACGGACAGCGTCCCCACCCCTGTTCGATCCTTCTTCTCCACTCCATGCTTCAGAACGTCTGCGAGAAGAACCTCATACTGCCTGTCGATCTTGTTCATTAAACGAACTTCCTGACCATGTCCGGACGGAACCCGCTCCAATGCGTCTGACCGATCACCACGACCGGCGCTTGTTTGTAACCGAGACCCAACACGAACTGCAGTGCGTCATGGTCCTCGGTGATATCGATCTCGTCGAAAGGGATCCCTTTCTTCGTCAGATCCTTCTTCGTCATCTTGCACTGGACACAGCCAGGCTTCGTATACAGCGTCGCTTTCGTCATATGGCTCTCCTTTCGTCAGTGGGAGGCGTGCTCCCAGTCATCCGCCGGCTGCCCGTGTGCGGCTGTGAACTCGACTCCGTTCCACGTCGTGGACATCAGCTCGGCGATTTTTGGCACCGCCCAGTCTAGCTCCGATTCGGGGATAGAGAAAATCAGCTCGTCATGGATTTGCGCGCGAAGCCAATGAATGAGACGAAGATCACAGTTCAACATACGGATAAGCGCATCGGTCATGATCTCCCTTGTCCCTGACTGCCCCATGAGCGCCGACGACTGAGTGTACGACCGCTCGACGTTGACGCTCATGCGCCGCCCCCACGCGTTGTAGATGTATCCGCTCTCACCCTGATCCGCACAGTCCTGACGCCATCGCACAACCGAGGGGTAGGCCTCCGCCATTTTATCGACGAAGTGCTCCGCCACGTCGAGCGGTTGACCCGATGCCTTAGAAATCGTCTTCGCTCCGCCGCCGTAGTTCCAGGCGTGCGACAGCGCCTTGGCCTTCTGGCGGTAAGGGTTGCGCTTGCGCGTCTCCTTGTCGGTTTCCCAGCCGTCCGGCATGTGCGCCTCATACTCGTCGTCGCCCCAGACGGCGCGACCCGTGATCTCGTGCGGGTCGGCGCCGGGCAGGAAGTTCTTCAGGTACGCAGAGTCCTGTGCGTATCCGGCGACAATCCTCGCATCCGCGTTCGAATAGTCGAACGACACCAGTTTGCAGCCAGGGTCCGGGATGAAATAAGACTTCTCCACGGCGTTGTCTCCGCGAGCCGTCCACACGGTCAGGCCGGGCTTCGTCGTAGACGAGCGTCCAGACCGCTGAAGATCGTCGACCTCGGGGTGCACACGGCCGTCAGGCTGCAGACAATCGATTGTGAGCTGCGCAAGTGAGCGCTGGCCCAGTAGCTCGCCCAGCACCTTTCCGAAGGCCTCAGCGTGGCTTCCGTGGCCCCTGAGGAGGTCCTGTACGACGCTGCCGGACAGCTGCAGAGCGCCGGTCGGTGTGCGAGGCCACTCGGGGTGTGTGAGCTCGTCCACGCCGAACGCGGCGAGTGCGTCGAGGACGCATTGCTTGCCTTTAGTCGTCCGCCACGGCTGCTTGGAGTCGAGCGGCATGCCCACGGATCGGTGCAAGTAATCGAGCAGTTTCTCCTTCCTGTCCGCCAACTCGTAAAGCCTGTCGTACGCTTTGTCGGCGTCGATGAGGAAGCCGTTCCTAGACATCTGCGCGTTGATGGCAGCTTTCAACTGCTCGCGCCAATCGTACTCGTCGACCTCATGACGAAGCAAGAGCTCCTTGAAAATACCCCTGAGAACCACTACGTCCTGCTCGGAATACTCGCGGAACGTCGGATCATCGAGCGGGATCAGGCCGAAGTCGAGATCAGCGACCTTGGTGCCGGGTGGGTTGAAATGCTTGGCGAGATCTTTTAGATCCATCACCTTTCCCTCCAGGCCCAGGTGCTGTGCGAGGTTATCGAGGGATAGCCATCTGCGCACATTCGAAGGACGGAGGTCGGTGACGACTCGGCGCCCGGCCCTGTCCAAGTAGACGGAAGGGGCGGGGTAGGCGATGTTCGCCAGCACCATGGTGTCGAGGACCTTGCGGTCCATCGTCATCCGTAACGGCTCATCGCTGTCTTTGCCGAACAGCACGGACAGATCGAAGTTGTGGCCGTTGTGGATCACCACACCATTGGCTCTCCGAATAGCGTCCATAACCTCGTCGTAGTCCTCCGTCAAGACGACAGGGCCTTCGCCCCACGCATACTGACCGAGTCGGAAGAACTCACGCGGCGACATGGACCAGCGCTTCTCGACGCCGTGGGACTCAATGTCGAGGAAGAGGATCCTCGACCACTCTCCGCCGAACGGCGACGACCATGCGCCGTTGTCCAGCAGATAGCGTCGAACAACCCCGGCGAACCACTGGGCTGCCATGTCGATGCTGCAGTCGTCCCACGGTTCGAGGTCGAAGACGGCGGCGCCCTCCTCAGTGTCGGACCACTCGTAGTCGAGGGGTCCGAGCTCTAGACTGGCAGCCACTGCCACCTCCTTGAACATCTCGATGTCGCCGGATGCCAGATAGAATCGCACAGTCCTCACTCGTCCACCACCATCGTGTAGAACCAACCCTTGGATTTCTTGCTCTTACCCTTGCCTCGAATGTATTCGAGCTCGACTGGGCCGGAGATGAGACCTCTTCCTCGCAGCGAAGAGATGATGTTCTTGTACGTCCACTCATCCAACTCGGGGAATTTGTCCCGGACTTTTGTGCACAGGATGGCGTGGTTCGCCTTGTCGCAATGCGTGCGGATGAACGTCATGACCGACTCCTGCTGCTTGACGTAGTGGCTCGCCGTCACGTCGTTGAGCGCCTTAAGCAGGCACCGCACCCAGTGGTTGGCGTAGTAGATAGCGTTCAGCATGTGCGTCTTGGTGATGACTCCGTCCTCTCTGTCCATGAGACTGAACAACCCGGCGACCTGAGGGATGGTGATGCACAGCCTGCGAAACGCAGATTCGAAGATCGATGACTTGTCTTCGACGATGTCGAAGCGCTGAACATTGAGACACCACGTCTCATATCGGTCGAGCGCCTCGTCGTCCACGTCGAGGAGGATGCGGTTCACATCGATGTCCCGGCTCTGCAGCCTCTGCTCTACGTCGGGCACGTCGTCGGTCTTGTAGCACACACGACACAGCTGGTTAACTCGGCTAGCCAACGTGTGCGCGAGCTTCTGAGCTTTCCTGTCGCGGTCTTTGCTGTTGCCGAACTTGCGGCGACTGTTGAACATGGCGGCGATCTTCGGCTTATCATCACTCTTACCCTCGTTGTCTTCTTCGATGTACGTTACCCACGTGAAACGTGTGAGGAATCCGTTCTTGAAGTTGCGCATCTCAAGAATGTCGATCGACTCATCGTATATACCCGTAAGAATGACGTTGAGGTGTGCGTTGGCACGATCTATACCTTCAGTCGTGATACGACGGGTCATCTCGACTTCTCCGCTGAACAGCTTGCACAGGCCGGCGTCGAAGCCATTCCACGACCCGCGATTGTCCATGATATCCCGGAACTTGTCCTGAATCTCATCGAGCGCCATGTAGGTGGGCGTGTTGTGGAACGGTGCGATGTCACGCTTCATAGCTTGGATAGTGGAATCACTCGCCACCTTGATACTGTTGGTGCGCCCGACCAACGTACTGCACGAATCGATGACGGTCTGAGCCCCGTTAACCGCGGTTGTCTTGTGCGCAGTGCCCGAGGGCCCGAGGATGAGCGGCCAGAAGCGAAGCCCCTGCTCGTCGTCGCCCGTCGTGTTGATCGATCCGAAGGCGCCGATCGTGGTGGCCATCGTCACCAGACCGAGAGCGGCGTGGTAAGCGTCGGCGGTGTCCGTCACTGTACGACCGTAGTCGATGTAATCCTTGATGAACGTCGGATTGTCATCGCTCTCGACGAACGCTACCTCGTCATCCGTGAGAAGCTGGATCTCCCCCGTCTGATACTCGCGGATGGCGTTGGCGAAGCTTTCGTCCCCGAGAGCGATCCCGTTTTCGTCGAGGTGCGTAAAGCTGTCCTTGTACTCTTTACTGAATTTCTCGACCTCTTTCCACGTGCACTGTTCCCAATTATCTCTCCTCGGAATAGCGTGTCCTTCCTTGGTTTTCCGACCAGCGTAGACGGGGTTGTACTTGTTGCAGTGTGCGCGAAGCATCAGCTGGTACACTTCGTTGTCGCTGAACGTAGCCCGGAAGAGCTCCATCTGAAACTTCTTGGCTGTCTGAGACCAGCTTTGGCGCCCGTCCTCGATTTCGTCAAGGTACATCGACCGCAGCGACTGCGTCTTGAGCTTGTCTTCGATGACGCGAAGCTGTTCGTCATCGCACATCGGAGGCGCTTCTCCGGCCTTCTTCGCCTCTTCAAGGCGCACAACCGGATAGGCTGCCTTGATTTCGTCTAGCGTGTAGACGGCGCCAGTGTTCTTCACCACGCGCACAGGGTAGTCGGCTCCATACTTCGTGTTGACGGAGCCCGGCACGCGGAGCAGCTTTGACGCCTGCCAGCCGGAATCGCAGCCCTTGTCACGATGCCTCTGATATATGGACCTCGACACCTCTGAGCACTCGGCCAGCGGGTGGGGTGTATCGAGAATCCACCAACAATGCGTGCGACTTCTCGATGTGCGCACAACCAGGCTCGGCTTGACGGCGAACTCACTCGGGGGGCAGGTGTCGGCCTCAGCCCACGCGACCTTGCACATAGCCCCTTCGTCGTCGCCAGAACGGCTCTTACCCGTGAAGACGCCGACCGAGCAGTAGGTATTCTCATCCTCGCGCATCGACAGGTAGCGCTGTGCGAAGTCGCGCTTCTCCGGCCACTCGACGAATTTGCTTTTAACGGTCTCCTCCTCATCGAGGGGGTCCATCGTCACGATGTTGACGTACCCTTCGATGTCGCCGTAAATCACGTCCAGGAATTCTATTGCTTCCATCATCTCTTCCTTTCTCTTCCGAACTGACGTTGTCTTATAGAGCAGGGAAGGCCCCGTTGGGGCCTTCCCTTACTCCTCTCTCTTAACCGATGCTGAACTTCCTCGTCGTGTCCCTGGCCGGCTGAACCTTAGCCACGGGTGCGTCCTGTACGACCTTGGGCTTCAGCGGCTCACCGAGCTGCTCCAACTCGCGTTTCCCGTCGTCCACGTAATAGGACTCCACCGTAGCGTTGACGTAGCCTCGATCGTTGTGACGGTTCCCGATCTTGACGAGAACCGTCTGATCGGGGTCGACCAGCTCGGTTTCGTCTTCGGGGATCAGGAACCCCTCGTCGGGGTCGTAGGCCCCGACGGCCTCCCAGAAGTTCGGGAAGCTGTAGTTGAGCTTTCCATTCTTCCAGTGCGGCTGAAGCGGGACGTTGAAATCCTTGACGATAGCGCCGTCATAGTCGTCGGTCGGGCCCTCGATGATCTTCAGGTCAACGACGAGGCGCGGCAGCCCTGCGTTGGCCGCGGACTTGTATTCGCCTTTCTCCACGTCGCAGATGATCGCCCGGTAGACGCCGGGGGCCGGAACCTTGACGGCTCCGCCGCGGCCCCCGAAGTGACCGTCGGCTCCGAGAGCGGACTTAAGCTCCTTGTCGTCGAGTTTGAATGCCTTATAAGCGGGTTTGCGTACCATATCGTTCTCCTCTCTCAGTGGTTGTCGCAAAGCTTCCAGAGCTTTTCGATGGTCAGGTCCTCCACGAACGGAGGAAGGTTGAAGCGGTTCTTCGCCCCGATCGTCCTGGATGCGAACATCTGCGCTTCCGTGTGCGACTCGCCGGTCTTCCGATCGGTGTCCAGGGACAAATGTACCACCACGTCGGGCGTCTGTCCAACCTTGGCCCGCGAACCGGAGCCGCGCCAGGCGAAGTCGGCCACTCCGTTGTCGTCGGTCTTCTGGTGGACGACGAGAATGGACAGCACCCCAGCGTCCTTCAGAAGCGGGAAGATCCCGTTCGAGCCGGTAGTCTTCTTCGCGGCTTCCGTCCAGATGGCGAATTTGTTGGGGTTCTGCTTAGCCATCTCAACGGCTTCGAAGTGATCCGCACACCAATCGTTGTAGACGTTGAGCGGGTCGATGACGATCGTCTTATACTCACGGGGCATCTCGCCCGTGAGGAACGCCACGAGGATGCGGTCCGTATTGTGGATCCAGCCTTCCTCCTTGGTCATGCCATCTGGTATCGGCATGTTCTTAGGGCGAACGATGTCGATGTTCTCGGGTGGAACGTCGCGTGTGACGCCTGTCGTGCTGCCTTCGAGGTCGAGGTACAGCACAGGCGAGGTGGGGCCGAACTTAGCCGCTGAAGCGGCAAACGTCGTCTTCCCTTGACCGTAGTCGGAGTAGACGAGGATCTGCTCGGGCTTGCTGAGTTCGTCGGGTTTGATGATGAATGATTCGATGTCGAAATCTGTCATTCGTCTTCTCCTTTCTCTAGGCGTAGATGAAGCTGCTCTGTGCTCTTAAGACACTGAAGATATTCTTCCGCTGAGGCCAGCGATTTCACTCTCTTCGGATCCAGCTTTTGAACATAGCAACGTCGAAGCGTATCTCCAGATAGAGCCTTTTCAGCCTTCGATATATCGAAACGGTGAACCTCCCTTCGCGTCACTATATACGGCCCGGCTACGCCGGATTCGCCAACTTGAAGCCGCTGCTTGATGGCTGCGGCTAGCTCCCTCTTCCTCTCTTCGAGGCTGTCGATGAGCCCGGATATGTAACCGTACTCCAGGATATCGTCTTGTTCTTTCACGTCGCACACCCCCGGTTATTTGTCCTTCTTAACAGCCAGCACGTTGCAACGGTAGCAACCGGGATACGACGGGAAGTCGGTGAAGCCGTCGCACAGGGCGTCGATGATATGCTGCCCGCGCTGCCACACCTGCTCAGCCTTCTCGTGGTCATAGTCGAGGGTGAAGATCTCCACGTCCGACACTTGCGACGCGTCCCTCGGGATGAACACCACCTTGATCTTGCGCACATTCCCCTCGCCGTCTCTGCGCTCCTTCCCGAGCGCATAGAGGTGTGTCTGTGCGACGTAGGCGATGTACTTGGCCTTGGCGCTGTCGCCCGTCACGTTGGGCACGTCGCCGTGCATCGAGAACACAGCGCTCAACGCCTTCAGCTTGGCGCGGGTGGTCGTCTTGTAGTCGACGATCGTCCCGTCCTCCGGGTCATAGGCGTCGGCCGTAGACCGGATGAGCCCGTAGTTCTCGTAGAGTCCGAGCTCGAAGCGCTGCTCCAGCTCCCACTTGGGGAAGAGACGCTTCGCCCAGTACTCCAGACCGCGGTGGATGTCAGTCCCGATCCGGGCGCCCATGACGAAATTGGACTCCCGCATCTCGCGCGGCACTAGCTCTACGCCGCTCTTGTCCTTGATGCCAGGCAGGATGTCCTCGGCCAGGCACAGCGCACACGGGTTGGAGAGGTTCGAGGCCCCTACCCGGATCTGCTTGTCACGCCGGGTCTGGGGCGTGAACAGTGACAGTAGTTCGTCGTTCCTCATACCAGTTGAAACTCCCACCCTTTGTTGATTGCGAAGTCGATGATGTGCTTGCATTCGATAACGGCCGGCATGTCGCCGGTGTTGTGCAGGATGACCGGCCCGTCCTTGTATTTCAGCGTGGTGTGCGGCTCCAGCGCAGCGCGTTGTGTGTCGCGCTGCCCCCACACGTGTTGAATGAACGGCGCGGGCGCGAAGTAGAGCATCTTGCTTTCCATAAAGTTGCGCATGTCCTCCAACCCAATGCAATAATCTGCACCGTTGACATTCAACCATTTATTAAGAGCCGGGACGAAGGTGTACTGCCCGTCCAGGTTATCGAACAGCGCAGGCGCATCCTTCAACTGCTCATCGATGTAGTCGTCCATTTCGTTCCTCCTTTCTCATTTAGCCGAGAACTATAGCCTCTTCAGCGCCGAACCCGGCGTTGTTCGATTCGAAGAACTCGTCATAGTGCTCGTTGTACCCCACTCGGCAGTCGAACAAGTCGAGCGACTCCACGGGATTCAGCTGGTAGCCCCTGGCCACGAACAGCTTCAAATCACCGTACTTGGTGCGGGCCTTCTCAAGGTCGTCGATGAACTCCGAAATCGTCATGGTGTGTTCCTTTCTCTCGGGTCGTCTTATACCTTTACGGTACAGGCGCAGCCCCGGCTGTTCAAGCCAAGGCTGTGTGAGTTGCGTCACTTGTTCAGCGCAGCCCTGTTGGCCTGCGCCTGGCCGGCGAGCCGCTGGAACGTGCCGTCATCCATCGTGTCCCGCGCCTGGAAATAGTAACGGGTGATCCGCTCGGCCGGCTGGCCCATGCGGTTCAAACGCCCCTTCGCCTGTTCGCACAGCATACCGTTCAAATCCTCGTCCAACCACACCTCGACGTGGCACACGCGCTGAAGGCCGTCCAGGCCCTCCGCGGCGGCGGCGATCGTGCACAGCAGGACCTGCACGTCCCCCTCCGTGAAGCCTGCAAACGCCTCACTACGCGCTTTAGCCGACTGGGCTCCCGTATACAGAGCAGTCTTCGCACACACCCTGTGCGCAACAGCGTTGGCGAACCTCTGGCTCGACGTGAACACCAACACCTTGTCGTGTGCGTGGTGTTTCTCGATCAGCGCGTTCAGCATATCCAGCTTTCTAGACGGGCAACCCTGGTCGAACGTGACCGAATCCATATCAGTTTCAGGGTCGTACACCATACACGGCTCGCCCAACGTCACCTGGCGTAGACGCAGCAGCTTAACTAGCGGAATCGAGGCCACGAGCAAGCCGCCCTCCACCTCGGAGATCAGCTCATATTGCAATTTGTCATATATACCGCGCTGCTTATGCGTCAACTCGCACTCGACGATACGGGTGTCCACCGGCTTCCGCTCCGCAGGCAAACCCACCACGCACGGCAAAGAACGGAGGAAAGCCCCCGGCTCCTTCTCGGAGACGATCGTCTCGATCTCCTGCAGTCTGCCGTATCTATCATGTATCCAACTGTTCTGGACGATACACCACCTCGCTTTCCAGCGGTGGAAAGAACCCTCCACGTACAGCCAGTTCCTCTTGTCACGGGACAGTGGCACACGTGACGGATCCTCCACGTTCCACCACAACCAGCGGCAAATGGACCACAACCCCTCGAAGCGATTGCCCTGCGGCGTGGCAGACATCGCCAGCTTGAAGCCGGCATTCCGCAGGCTCCACATGGCCTTCGCCCGGCCCGACTTGCGGTTCGACGCTGACTGAACTTCGTCGTACACCACGAAGTCTGGCTTGGCCTTCGACCACGGTATAAGGTTCTCTTTACCCTTCTCCACATTCTTCGCATTGTAGTCCGACAGGCCGAGATACTCCCGGCCCACATAGTAAACGCCGGGTATACCAGAACGGAGATCGTCGAAACAGCCGAGGTGCTTCGAATCGATCCGCTTGAACGGAAGCTCCACGCCCTGCCGAGCGAACGTCGCCTTCCAAGCGTTGACGATCTGCGGCTTCGCCGGGCCCACGATCAACGTCGTCGCCGAATCCAGCCGCTTCATGGCTTCCACTGCGCACAGGGTCTTGCCCGTCCCCGTATCCGACACGTCCAACGCGGCGCGGAGGCCATCCCGCTGTGCGACGACGGCCTCCACCTTCTCCAGCTGCGCCGGAGTGAGCTCCAGCGGTGTCATGGTTGTCATGCCCGCACCACCTCAAACTTCGCACACGACACATCGATAGAGCGCACCAGAATATCCAGGTTCAGCCCGATCGAGAACGCCTTGATGTAATACTTGTCGGCGTCCGCCTTGCCATCCTTGTCCTTCGTCAGGAAGAACTCGACGCCGTCGTAGATCCGGCGACACCACACGTAACCCTGGCTCTTCAACAGGCCCGTCACCGAGTCCTCCGGGCAGTCCTCGCCCTTCGCATGGAACGGCGGGTCATAGAAGCGGTCCACAGTGTGCCTCGACGCATCGTAATAATACCCAGACGGAGCCACATCGGGGTTGATCGGCGGGCCATCCTGCTTGACGAGAATCAAACGGATCCCGTTGCAGGTGTAGAACACTTTCCGCTCCGACGCGTACCCAATGCTTATCGCACGGAACGGTTTGCCCACCGCCTCCTCGACCAGTTCCTTGTGCGAACCGTGCATCGACTCGCGCGACGTAGGCACGTACTCTATCGTGTCGTCCGCATTCACTGCGAACCAGCCCTGAAGCTTACCCTTACGCCCGTACAGCAACTGTCTCACAGCTTGCCCTCCTGTTCTCTCCTGGCCCGGCGCTCGAACGAATCCTCCCCGCCTATCACACCGAACAGCCTCTTCTGTCCTCTCTCAACGCGATCCGCATAGTCCCTGCATTCGAGTCGCACAGGACAGATCGAACACACCCACTTGGCCCGCGCATAATAGGGGTCGTCCTCCACGTCGCCCCCCTCGCGGGGGGCGAAGAACAAGTCCATGCCGATGTCACTCTTCTTGCAGCGCGCCTGCTTGACCCATTCCTCGCCCCCCCAGATGTCGGAGAAATCCATTACGGTTTCTTCACACAACCCTCGATACGTGACAGCTGGGGCCCGATCGGGTCACGATAGTGCCCCTTGACGCTGTAAGATTCCTTCGCCTTCGACGACAGTTTCATGAACGACACCTGTGCGATCGGTTCCACGCCGGTCGAATCCAGCAACAGGTCGAAAACCGTCGGAAGGACCAACGGATAGGCGTTGACGTTGTACAGCTCCAGGGTGATCATACCCATGAACCCCGGGTCGATGAAACCGGCGGTGATGTGCGTCATAAGACCGAGGCGGCCCCAGCTCGACCGGCCCTCTATTTGGGCGGCGATATTCGCTGGAAGGCAGAACTTCTCCAACGTCGCACCCAACCACAGCTCGCCTGGCGGGAGAACGAACTTGCTCCGTGCCCCCCAGGCCACATGCCTCTTACCCGTCTTCGTGTCAAGGAAGTACGGGCCCAGGTGCACATCGTAGCTAGCCGGCTGAAGGCAATCGTCGCGGAACGGATACACCAGTTCCTTACTCTTCGCCAGTTTCTTAATGTCCTTGTCAGATAACATTAAACGACAGCTCCTTCCTGTCCAATATGTCCCGGTCGATCTTGAACGCCACGACCGGCTTGTTAGCGTTCTTGTCTTCTTCGCTCGCCTGTGCGCACACGCACAGGACGAAGTCAGCACCGCCGCGGTTGACGAACACATCACCCACAGTGAACGGCACACGTTCGGGGTGGACGCACACACGCAAAGCGCCGTTCGTCACGGCGTCGTAGTCATCGTCCAAATGCAGGCACAACCCGCCATCCGTCGCCGACACGCTCTGCACACGAGACCCGACGAGGGCTTCCTTCAACGCTGCGACGTACACCGGCAGCGGGTCGGTCGGCTGTGCGAGCGCGATCGTGACGACCTTGCGGCCCTCCACATCGAACAGCCGCCACGCATCGGTGCCGTCCTGGCGCTGCACATGCCTCATAGATCCCAACGGGGCGGGGTCGCTGTACTCGCAATATTCGGAGATGCGGTACTCCGAATTCTTAAACGTCGCCGCCGCCCCGTTGTCGAAGAACAAACCGACACCTTCGAACATAAAGACAGCGCATTCCAATGTCCACCCGGCCCTCACAAACGGGTCGAGCAGTTCGAATGCATCGTTCATCAGCGTAATGTCAGTCTTAGTCATCGATGTCTTCTTCCTTGAAAAGCAGTTCGATCGCGCGGCCCGCTTTCGTCATAATGCAGATGTGGTCACCCTGGTCGATAATATAGTCCACGGGTGAACCTATCGCCAGCCAATTCACGAAGACCCCGGTCAAGCCGTCGGCCCCCGCCGTGAACACCACGCCTTTAGCAAGCAGAGCGTATTTCTTGTACTGGTTGATGTTCATCGAGTCGTGCAGGTTCTTACCGTACAGCTCGCCGAGCAGCCAGTCCCTCCTCGTAAGGTTCTTAAGGGTAACGTGTGCGATGACATTACTGTCCTCGTCGAAGAGCATGACCTGCTTGAAGTGATCGTGGTAGTTCACGTGGTCTACCTCGACGTCGAGCTTGTTCAGGCCGTAGTCGACGATGCCGTAACCATACCCCCTCCGTCTGTCCATCGGAAGCGCTACGTGGCTGGACAGGCTGCGGAAGACCAACCAGCCGTCTTTGGTCTCCATACCCATCAACGGGAACCCTTCAAGCCTTTTCAAGGCCTCCACGTAGTCCTGCGGTTTCTCGAAGCCCATAGTGTATTCTCCTTTCTCTCGTTTGCCGTGTGCGTCAAGCCTATACGGAAAGGGCCGGGGCCGTCAAGCCCCGGCCCTGTGAAATACATCACTTTCCGTTACGGCGTTGTACATTTGCGAACAGACGTCAAACGCCACGAACCCGTCGAACAGTTATTCTCCTCCCACGCTTCGCAGATTGCGTGGCTCCGAGCCGGCTTCAACGTCAAAGAGCCGTCTACCTCCCTCCACAGCTTGCCGAGAACCCGGGTAAGTGTGCTGCCAGGATCGGGGTCAACGCCCTCATCCACGGGGGAGAAATCACACAGCCACACAGCGCCGATGTCATCCGACCGGGACAGCGTCCGCCACGGGTTCGTCTCCTGACCTTCTACAACAGGCGGAAACAACACCGCATCATACAAAGACACGCGCATGTGCTCCATGTACGCCTGAGGGCTGTCGAACTCCAACACGTGCATATCGCCGACCGTCACATAGAAACGGTCGAAGAAACACAACACCATGCGGAAACTCGATGAATCGAACACCCGCACACTGCATAGCTTGTACGGGTTCAACGGTTCTACAAGCACCGGAATGTTATCGAGCACTTTGAGAGGAACCAGGCTTGCCGTGTGCGCGGTGTTGTCCACATGCAACACACCGTACATCGAACCCTCGAAACGGACGTAATATTCCTTCTCACTCCGGCCTTGACCGGTCGGAATCAACTTCAAACCCATCTCTTTTCACCTCCGCTCAAACTAACCCAAATAGAACAAGCCGATCGTCTCATGATGCGGATACAGCATCACCCTCAACCGCTTCGTCAGCGGGTTGTAGCGGGACATGTACTGCGCCTCGCCCTCCTTAACAGCCGTTGTGCCATCGGCCCTGTAATAGCGCACAAGGGGGGTGTTGAGGTTGCCCTCAGTGGGCGGGTCGTAGGCGTTCGCAATCGCCCTGGCGATGTCCTTGTGCGTCACAGGGTAAGACACCTCACTTCGAACGTTTGAACGAACTCGTCTTTCTTCATGTCAAACAAGTGCTCCATCGTGTCACTATGCCACTTATGGGCATGGATCTTCTTATTCTTCTCGTCATAAGACAGCCACACGTTGCGATAAAGGGTCTTCCGCCCGACGCCTGGCTCATCCGGCACAGGCTGAACCAGGTCCGCATTCACTTCGCCGAACAGCATCTCCGTATACGGGTTCCGCTCGCCGTCCTCCACTGAGAACATATTATGCCAATTCTCCGGCACCAGATCCTGCAGCACCGTGTTATAGCACATGCCATAAGGAAGGCGGTGGTGTTCTAGCAGAATATCCCCATAAGGGTTCGTGTGCGGCGCTGCCTCGTCACACGTCGTCAAGCTAAAGTGCGCAGGCAAGGGTTCGTCGAAGCGGGGACTGTTCGCGTCCACGCACACGAAACCACGATTCCTTATATAGGCGCACAGGGCATCCTCGTAATCGTAGAACAGCATGCTGTACTCCTTTCTCTCAGTCAGGCTCGACGATAACCAGCCACGGCTCGTCCGAGGTCTCGTCTTCGAAGAACGACGTGATCTTATCGACGCCAGTACGCGTCTCCTCGATCATGGACACTGCACCGATCTCCGATCTGATCTCCACCAAAGCGGTGGAGGAGAGGACGATGGATATCTTGTCCAGGCCCTCTTCGAACCACCGGCTGACGACGAAAGACACGCTCAGCCCTTTAGGGCTCGAAGACACCGCGACCTTCTCCACCTCATGGTCCAGTATCAAACCGAACCGCTTACCGTCTTCATCGAAGTCCGCCGTCACAGACGCCAACTCCACATCGCCGACGTCGAAGAGCGTCGTCTTACAAACCCAATCGTCCGTGTAACGCCTCGTATACGACGTTACCCTCTGTCCGCCCGGCGTCACCGGAGTTTCCAAGCTTCTCACGTGCGGTTTCTTAGCCAGCTCCGCCAACAG